TGGTAAAATAATCTTCACATCTCTTATATACATTCGTATGTCCAAATGGAAGAGGAATTTTTAAAGAACTACCCAAATAAAATGGAATCTTTTTCTTATCAACAGAATCCTCTAGATACATATCAAGAAAGTATTGTACAAATATTTCTCCTGGAGCAAGAGGGTCTGCAACATAGTCATAATCTTTTATTATATCAGGGTCTTGTTGAGGACCACCCATAACTACTATGGTATCTGGATCAAGACCATTTCGTATCCTTTGGTTAATTTTATAATTCCAAACATAGTTGGTAAAAAATACAATGGAACACCCTTTAACATTATCCAAACAATCTTGTATTGTAACTTCATTCCATTTGAATATTGGCTCCACCCAAGTAACTTTTTCTGGATATTTTCCATAATCTTCATAAAAACATTTAAAAAGCATCCAATGATAGTTAAATTCTGCTCTTGAGGGTATTCCTGTTGGATTCACATAACCTACGTTAATCATTTTTATAAAACTCCATGTTCATAAATTGTATCTTTGTGAACCCCTTTAAAACCTTAGATGTGTAAGGTGTTTCCATTATAGCACTATCAGGATGTGCAGGATTTTTTTTCATTTGTGTGTATAGTGTTTCGGCTGTAGGCACATAAATTGGCATATTCAATATTTCACCTTTACAAAACTTGATCATAGTTTTATAAAAATCTATTTCTTGCCTTCTGGTTAAGCAATCTCTATAAATTCCATTTATTTGAATATTTGACATTATTGTATAATTTTTAGTTTTCTCTATGCCAATCCATCCTAACTCATAATCATTATTTACTACTGTTTTGGGTGATCCAGTAAATTGAGTAGTATAATCTTCCATCATAGATTTACTATTAACTTTAGATAATAAATTACTTGATAGTGGAACACTAAACACATACACTTCACTTTTCAAAAAATTATCTAAAAAATGAATGCATGGTGGTAATTTAGTATCAACTAAATAATCAAATACTGTATGGCATACATTATACTCTATATCAATTTCTTTAATTGGATTAGTTAATCTTTTTCTTGTTGGAAATCTATTTATAAAGGATTGGCTAATTGGAGATTTATCGCCATTTTTATAAAAAAACATCTCATCTTAATCCTTTATTTTCAATGTATCTATGTGTCATTTTATAGACACATTCATCAAAAACCTCTTCTGCATATTTATAATCATGTGCCATGAAACACCCAAGAGTACATCTATGAAAATATTCACAAGTAGAGCAATTATACTTTTCAAGGAAAGCCTTTTCAATAGGTTTGTTATTAGCCTTCTGTATGTCTGTTTTGTACATCGCTTTATCTCTTGGCTCTTGAACAAGATTTCCACACAAACACATGGTTCCATCCTCAAGAACTAATTTAGATGATCTGCATGAAACAACATTACGCTCATTTTCTATCCAAGAACGAATAGGCTCAATTTTAGGATACTTATCTATAAAATGCGTGAAAATATCATAATGTTCTTTGTCTGTTGGCATACTTCGTTCTGCTTGACAATCAGGCATGTAATAATCAGCATAAACCTTTACGCCCTTATGATATAATTCGTGCATAAAATCTTTAGGATCAGTCAACCAATATTTAATATTAGACTTGGTTAAAAGAACACCAATTCCTTCAAGATCATCCCAGAAATCATATACATTTTCTTTGAAAATTTCTAAGTTTGGTTTATTGAATCTACCTCTAGGATCATATGAAGTTACGAGTTTTGAGTTACAGCCCATATCTCTACACGCCTTCAATATATCTCGCACATAGTCTCTTTTACTAATTACTAGGTTAGTGACCCAATTAATTCCTATACTCTCAAACTTATATTTTTTTCCTAAGTCTACTATTCCTTGGGCAAGAGCAATATAGTCGTTCTTCAATTTTTCATCAAAAATTTCATCAGCGAATATCTCACCACCCATGATGTTTAAAACTACATGTTTCCTCATCTCTTTTTGAAAAAACTTTTCTATTGATTCCAACTTGTCCAATACAGTATCAATACCCACAATGTTGTCATGGTCTTGCCAGCAAAATGGACAAGACAGATTACAAAATTCAAATAAATGAATTGTGTATTCTTGCTGCTTATCTCTTTTATCTCTTAAAATAAAATCTACTAAATCCAATTAAACTTCTCCTGCACCAACTCCCCAAGTTAATAGGAAAATTGGATTTTTTTCATAGGACCAATAATCGAATAAACCTTTCCCATTAAACATATATTCATTAAAATATTTTGAATAATAGGTCAAGTTTTTTTCATCTAAACCATTGTAGTAGTAATAAAAATCTTCATGTTTTAATACAGATACAAAATTTATACCTTTTATATCATCAGTATCATCTTCTTTATGGGATAGTACCCAATCTTTCATTTCATCATCTTGGATAATATACATATTATAAAGTGTCAATGAGTCCAACTTTTTAATCCAAGTATCAATCACTTCTTCATTATCATCAATGAAATCTTGATAGTAATCTAAAGATTCTAAAGATAGTTTTTTTCTTACCAAAAGAACCTTAATAATAAATTCTTCTAAAACTTTAATATTTAATATTTGCGGAAACTGGAGATAAATTTTTGCAAGGGTTTCTAAATCATTTCTTTCAACTTTAATATCACAAGGTAATTCTAAGTTGCTTAAATAGACAAGCAATTTCTCACCTTGTAACTCACTATTTTCATAATCAATAATAAAATTAATGCTGTCATCAGAAAAATATTTCTGCAAGTCATCAATACCTAGAGGGGCAGTCACTGTAACATAATTATCCATAATAAATTTATCTCCTATTCCTTGATGAGTGACAATTAGAGTGGCAATTGGAATGACACACAGACTCGCTATATCCTGTTACCGTACCGTCTAATGCAACACTTTTCCATGCTTGATATAGGTTATTGAATAATGACTCCATATCAGCATCATCAATTAAATCTCCTGCTACAATCATTGAATGATCAACATCACTAGAATCAATAAAAAAACTATGTTTTGCTGTTAGAATACCGACTCCACTAACATTTAAAGGTGTATTGATTTTAGCACCAGTTCTCAGACTTACGCCATATTTTTGAGTTGCTGCAACACATGCACTTTGAGCAGCAGGTTGTAGGTCTCTTGCTTCTTGCTTTGTAGTAGGCTTTCCACCAATTCCATAGGTATTATATTTTGTGAAGAACGCTGAAATATGGTCACCAAATGTGGGCGTATTTCCCCTAAAACTTCGCGAGGCAATTTCATCATCTAAAGCAGATTGCCATTCACACGCAAAGTTTTTTTCAGCATCTGCATTTGCAGTAGAAGAACTATTGCGTGTTGGGATTGGTGTGTTGCCACCTGGAATACCTGTTACCGTTCTTGTAGCATTAAATTTTCTAATTCTAGTATATTTGTTAACATCCTTCAATAGAACAGCAAAAATATTTGATGCTGTTATAGGCCCATCTATTAAATCAGGACTAGTGGTCACACCACTTCTAGTGCCATGAAAATAACTGGCAACAGATGCGTCTGGTACATTATCATCACCAAACACGATAGCACTATTAATTTTATCAGTCACAAACTGTCTGTATTTTGTAATTACAGGATTTTCTGTAATAGGGTCTGATATCGCCATTCTTTATCTCCTAGACATTCTTTGCCAATTCCATCATTAAACTTTTAGGTGCGCCACACACATCACCTTCCCATCCTAATTGATGACAATCGCCACCACAATATTTCGCAACAGGACAAGAAAGACAATTGGGGTTTCTCATTTTTTCTTCAATGATAGTTCTTATTCTTCTAGGACTATTTATAAGAGTTTTAATGGGATCATCTAAAGTTCCAAACTGAAATTCTGGTGCTGAATTTGGACAACCACTTATTGTACCATCACCATTTATCGTGAATAGTTTTGTTTCGCAATCTCTACAAAAAGTACCACATGTCGTAAGAGTTTTTTCAAATTTAGCATATATATTTTCAAAAAAATCATTTTCAAACCAATCTCGCGCTCCATATTCTTCACTTTGCTGGTGCATTTTCAAAAAATAAGCATCTAACTCTTTATTTGATGGAAATATTTCTGATGCTTCACGCGCTGAACCATTATTGGTCAATCTCTCTAAAGATACCTCTTGAACTCCCAATCTTCTACACCATCTTAATAATACAATAGGGTCTTTTTCTAAAGTATCTTTAGTAAGACTAATAAACAAACGTATAGTTACACCATCTGCTAAAAGAGACTTGACGTTTTTATGCCACAAGTTATATTGTTTTTGATTATCAAATCTTATCTTACGGTCCCATGAAGTTCCTAACCTATTTCTAAGTGGACCTTTTATAAATTCTCTATGCTGATCTTTTAATTTATACACTAAATTGGTTGTGGCTCCCCAACTCATATTATCCCAAAGACCATCACAAGCATCATACACCTTTCTCATTTGCCCTACAGGTACAAGAAATGGTTCGCCTCCATGAAACTCTAAATGAATACCATCACCCTTTGCAGGTTTTTCTTCACGAAATCTATGTATCCAATCAACTATCTTATCAGTATTCCAATAAATTTTAGCACCATTGCTACCAGAAGTAAAACAGTGCTTACAGTTTAATTGACAAGTTTCTGTGGTTTTAAGGTATACTGACCAAAACACTATTCATTTTATCCTCTATAAATTTTTCTAAGCCAAAACTCAAAGTAAGTGCCTCATGTTCATTAAATGCTTGGTGAAGAGTATTCGCAGGAATATGTAGTATTGCACCTGCCTTCAAAGTAAATACTGGCTCACCACCCATAGTATGACCTTCCATTGCTATAGTTTTCATACCTTCACAACAATATATAACAACATTATCTGGATCAGTATGTTTTTTGAATGAATGAGCATTTTTTTCAGCATAAAATAAATGACATGTTATTGGGCCATTATGCTCATACATATCTTCTAGTTCTAAACAATAGGAAAAAATTTCCGAGTTGTATGCTTCCATTCTTTCAATTTTTATTGAATTTGTATCTTTATTTGCAAGTGTATCTGCAAAATTTTTCATGAGATGTTCTCTACCATTTTCGTCTATGGCATAGACCATATTTTGCTCATAAGCAATATCACTTGAGATTATACTCAAGAATTGACTTTTGGTGATCATAACAAAATCCTTTAATGACTAAAGTTATTATAAACCTTATAATTTAGAATGTCAATAGACAATTTAAAGTTTAAGAACACACTCAATCATTTTTTCATCTTCAATATCACTGGTCTCAAGTGATATTCCAATCATATGTGCGCCATTAAATTCTGTACTACCACACCCATTTTTCCAAGTATAAACAGCCTCACCTTTTCTAATTTGACCACATACTCTAACAGGAACCCTACCTTTAAGAGCAAGTGCTTGTCCTTCTGCTTCAGCGTTCATTAAAAACGCTGGTTCTGCTGAGATAACCCCAACTGGAATACCAGAATTGCCGCATTTTGTAGTTTCACCATTAGTATCAAAATTAACCATCATAACAGTTCCTATTGGATAATCTTCATCTGTGGTATATTTCTCCGCAAGGTCAGCGAAATTAGCAGACGTAGCATTACCATTAAATGTTGTCGCATACATATTTGCGTATTTAAATGATGAACTACCCACACTGTAAGAGTTATCTGTGTCTGGAATAATATGCCCAGCGTGATTTATTTGACCATTAAATGTTGATGTAACAGGAAGAGCAGAAGTCCCAACAGTAACCGTATTGTAAAAAGTGCTAGTTCCATTATATACTCTTGTACCAGTGTATGATGTGGAAAGATTATTTCTTACAAGTGATGGGTCCATTGCTTCTAATGGTATTGTAGTACCATCACTCACTACTTTACTAGAAGGAATATCAGGTATTCTTCCGATTAAAAAAGTTCCCCTATTAATTTTATTAGCGTGTAAAGATGGGATACGATCACTATCAAATTGCCCAGCAGTGGTTTGATTTGCAGATAGATATGGTAATCTCGCAGTTGCTAATGTTCCAGTTGTTATAACCCCAGCATCTATTGCTGGTATTAATGATGGATTAATAGTTCCAGTTGTTAGTTTTCCAGCATCTAAATTAGGAATATCGCTTGCCGTGAGTGGATTACAAGTAAACGTGAAAACCCCTCCACCAATTCCTGCTGAATCTACATAAGATAAACTTGAATATGTACCAGACCCACCAGTTGATAATGCTAATGCAGTTCTTGCTAATCCTTGCACCTCACCATTAACAGCAAATTTAGTTTGAATTGAATTTACTGCACCTACAATACTTCCACTGTCAGTGGTATTTAAATCATCCAAATCACCAACATAAGATGCGGTAAGATTTGTTTTCATTCTCCAAGCATTTACTGAATTACTGAGATCAACATTTTCTAATCTAGCCATTAGTCACCTAACTTTCTGGAAATTTCTACAAGCAGATTTTTCATATCTGCCACTTCTGATTTTAATACTTGAAATTCTTCTTTTTCTTCTCGCATCTTTTTCTTTCTTACCTTCGCTTTTTCAATTTCTACGCAATCACTATTAATTATAGCACCAGATTCTAAATCTTTAACGTAATTTTTTTCGCCTTGAATTTTAGAAAATAACATATCAATCACCTAAACTTATTGCTCTTAAATCGCGGATGGCTGGAACTCTGGAAGAATTTGTTGATTTCATTACTATTTTTAATTTAAATTTAGTAAAATCAGGCATTGTGCCTGTATCCCCACCAATAGTGTAAATATATTCCCTAAATGTAATATTATCATCATCGCTTGGCATAGCAGTATCTACTGTTGCTAAATTCCAAGGAACACTGTCAAACTCAACGTCACCCATTTGTGCTTTATAATACAACTCAACTTCACAAACAGATGGTTTATTAATACCAGCAAAAACTTTCAATCCATTTGCAGGAGATAATAATCTTACAGATTTCGTGATATGTTTTGCAGATGCTGATCCGTTTAGGGCATCAGTTTCTGGTATATATGTTTCATATCCAGATGTTGCAACATCAAGAACAACCTTACTACCGCCACTAGTCGCTTGTGAAACTGGACTATCAATAATATTTTCAATTAGATTAACAGATGCTCTTTGCATATCAATTACTGGCGAAACAAAGTTTGAAGTAGTTGTCATGGTTCCATAAACGAGAAGTGAAGAGTGGCCCATACTACCTTCTCTTGTAGAATGTGCTATTGATCTTGGGAAAGCATAATAGTTATTATATTTTGGTATAAGTGCTGTTGCTGTTGAGTATTGAACATATGGAGATTCACTACCAGCATAAGATTTTCCACTAATACCTTTTTCTGTAAAATTAATAGATGAATTTATAGGCGATAAAGTTTCAATATTAGGCCAAGCCAAATTGTAAGAATATTGTGGTGTTATAGTTACAGCAACTCCACCAGTTAAAATTGGAGATAACGGTGTTCCGCTTGCCGCAGTTCCAGCAGGTGTAGTTATTGCAGAGGCAGCAGAGACAAACGCAAAACTACTAGCATCAATTTCTGTTACAGTATGTGCTGTACCACCATTGTTAACAGCAACACCATATGTTGCATCTACCACCCCTGATATTACAACACTATCACCAATAATTAATCCGTGATGTGGAGCATTTACCTTAATAGTTGTTTTACCAACAACAGTTGTGGGTGCGCCCTTTGCGAACAACGTAATAGGATTATTACTTAGAACTCTTACAGGTACATTAGCGTTTTTGAGAGTAGCAATACCGCCAGTTGTATCAAAAGACGCTCTTTCCAATTTGAATTTCATATCTTCCCATTGTGCTGCTTCCCAAGTTACGCTATTTTGCGATTTAAATAGTGATCCTAAAAATGGTTGTCTGTTTATTTTTTCTTCTGTAGTACCTAAAACAAACTCACCAACCTTTGAAGTATAAAGTAAATAATCAGTATTATCTGTTAAACAAACTATAGCATAATCAGTATTACCTTTTAAATAAATTGGTTCATCAAATTCAAATGTTGTTCCAACAGTAGCATCTGCACTTATAGAAACTTGAGAAGATGTTAGTAGTTTTTGAGAACCAGGAAGAATTACATCAGAAGATGGAAAACCGTTTACCATTGGCCTCATTTGAATCCAAACAGGCATATTGGAACTTTTTTGTTTAAAATACAATGTGGCTTTAGTAATGAATACTCCAGTTTCTTCATTAACTGTAAATGATTGTGCAAGAGGATCAATTCTTACGGTATTTGATCCAGTGACTTCTCTATCAACCCTTTCAGTAGTTGTTCCGACAACTTCTAATACTCTAGTTGATTCAACATCCTCTTGTCTAGTATCTAATACTCCTGTAGAAATAAAGATTCCAGAGGCAGTAGTTATTGCTTTACTATCATCTACACTTGTTATATCAGTTAGTTTAAATTCTATACTACCAGTTTTAAATCTAATAGCATCTGTGCTTGGGATAAAAAATGATCCTTCAACTTGACCATTACCATCACTATATAATTTAGATGAACCACTAGGATGAGATGTTGCGTTTACTTGACTGTTACCATATTCAGTTTGTTTATGAGAATTATATGCGTTAAATGATTCTTGTTTAACCCAATCAGCAACAGAAATCTGATCAAAAAATGCAAACATTTCGGTATTTGGTTGAAGCCCAGCCGCCCTAAAGAAAATCATTTTAGAACGCATGAATGGAATAAATGCCCATTGAACGAGTCTATCACCAACAACTTCATTAACAGTACTGCTTCCGATAATTCTATTTACAACTGTAGTGTTTGTTCTTTCAACTCCTGTAGTAGTTCTTCTCCAATGTCTACGACTTGTACCAAATGCTCCACTGCGAGTAGTAAATTGACTTACATCAGTAAATGCTTGCTCACCTGTGACACCTGTTTGAGTTGTTTCCGAACCAACATCAAGGCCATTTAAATCAGAACCGCCCCAGTTCCATTCCCATTCATTCCAAAGAACTGCTGCATCAGTATTAAGTCTTGTACCACCATCAATCATATTATCAGCGAGATATTCAACCTCTTTCCAATCATCACTAGATGGAGACATTTTAACATGCCCTCTAAATCCTATAACCATAAATGGATTAACATTTTCAGTTCCAGATGCCAAACTCTGTTCTAAATAATCAGCATGTGTGTAATCTAAATAAATATTATCACCAACTATAGTAGTTCTAGTAGAAAGCGCATCATCATAAACTAAGCCAATATTATTTGCGCTAAATTTTGGTCTTGCGAATTGTTCTTGGGGATCAATTGACCCTTTATATTCTTGATTTTTTACATCTATATGACTTTGATCAGAAAAATTATCCGCAACGAAACCAGTTTTGGTTCTAGGATTTCCATTTTCATCCAACACTTGAATGTTTTTAGTATCAACTTCAAGCAAAGAAAGTGTTACTTGTTCTTCTAAGTCATCCACTCTCTTATCAATTTTACCAATATCACGCATAGTATATCGTTTATTTTCAATCATGCTGAAAGTTAAATCTTTACTATTCAATGTAAATGGATTGACCCTCACACGATAAATTTCCATAGAGTTTGATGGAACATCTGGAAATTTTGGACTAAACGATGGTGTTCCTTCAATATACTTAAATTCTCCAGATTGTTGAACTATTAATTTATCATATCTTGGCAAATAATACTCAATATCTCCTGTCATAAGAGATGTTGGTTTCGGAATTGCTGGAACTCTTGCAGATGAATGAGTGAAATTATTACCACTTTGGCCTTTGGATGGTCTCATATCAATAACGTCTTTTAAATCAACTTCTGAGCCATTTTCCATAGTATATGTTTGAATATTATCATAAGTAAACCCAGCACCAACATAGGAATTAGGTGCAAAGTAATCTCCTTGACCATGTTCAAAATATGTAAATGAAACCCAAATGGTAGTGTTATCTAAAGAGTGACCATTTTTTAATCTTAATTTTCCAGTTTCATAAAAGGCATCCCTCTGCCCATTATCCAATATAAATTTATCAGTAATAATATCGCCAGTTTCATCACCATATCTAATTTCTGGAACAGATATAATATCAACTTCATTTAAATCCACTGAGACATTAGTAGCACCAGCAGTCCAAGCAACCGTATAATTTCTTGTTCCAGTTTGTTTTGTTTTTGATGCGAGAGTGGCAGATGCTTTATACACATAAGCAATAATCGTGAATGTTTCATCTATACTCGTATCTGTAGCGACTAAACTATTAATAGTTGCTGATGAAGAGTTAAGGCTTCCACTAGTCACGCTGTGCGATTGAATAGTACCAGAACCATTTGATACAATCCAATCGGATATATCAGAAAAGACTTCACCAGATGCACAAGTGAAAGTTAATGTTGTAGAACCTGCTGAGAGAGTTGCCGCAAATTTCTTCTGTTGATAAATTGATAGATTTGTTACCGCTTTTGCTCTGATATTTGATGTTGAGAAAAGAAGTCCTTTATTGTTTGTGCCATGAATAATAGACCTAGAGTTTTCTTGATATATGTTAGCATAATCACTAGTGGTTAAACCAACACTCTTTGCATCAGTAGAAAAGAATTTTGTAGAGTTCATTTGGAGATCAAAGATATAAAGTTTATATGCGACCACCGCTACACCAGAAGAATCTACTATTTCATCATATTTTTCAATTGCTCTAACTCTACAACTACCAACAGTATTACCACCCCAATCAACACTATCCTTAACGTGAACAACACCAAGTTCCGATATATTTGGAATACCTTTTAGACCAGAAACCGAAATAATAACATAATGTCCGTATGCTGCACCAACACTATCATTTATAATAGTTTCGGTTGCAGTTGCTTTACTTACAGATAAAAATGTAGGAATATTTTTCTGTATTTTGTAACCATTAACATATGCTTTACCGGGAGAAACCCTTAGTTTAATCTTCGCCATTATGCGCTATCCTCGAATCTTATGAAAAACGGTGTAACTGTGTAATCTCCAGACTCATCATTTGTTCTAACTGCCATTAAATCGTTAATCAAATTATATTGATTTAATCCAGTAACTCTTTCTGTTATTTTTGAATTTACAACATTGGCGATATACACGAATGTTTGTCCTGATGTTATAAGGTCTTGAGTCGTAAGTACTAATTTAATTCTAAATCTATCTGCGCCAGGTGCGGTTTGGTTTGGAACACTACCTTGATTATCGTATAAAGTAACATCGTCATCTACTGTGACAATATCTTGCTCTACTCTAAAACCAACCACCTTTGAGATATCATTGGTATATTTTGAAATTATTATTTCTTGCTGAGAGGCATGAACAAAAAAACCTTGTGTAAAAAAGTCTTGACTTGCACTTGAAAATCTAGTTCCAAAACCAAATGCTGGATTAACTGTCGTATTAGTTGTTTGAACTATAAAACGAGTTGATCCATTATTTTCAACTAATTCTTCTGATGGTGTGACGTTAATCGTTTCAGTTGAAGATGCCCCACTAAGAGTATTTGTGTATTGAACATATATTGTCGCAGGGTCTGGGGATGCTGCTAACACAACTTCTAATATTTTTACAGTCACTCCAGAAGTTTGCCCAACAAAAGATTTACCAACTAAAGAACTTGGGTTGGCTGGTAGTGCATTTATAGATGTATCCAATTTAATAAATCTATATCTATTATTAATTGCAACACCACCAGCAGAAACCGCCGCACCTTCTTTAAATATATTTTTTCCGAAGCGGTTTATACCCTCTTGAATAATAGTTTGAAGTTGAGTAAGTTCTCTTGCTTGTAATGCTTTTTTATTGTTAAAGAGGATACGTTGAAAACTTTTATCTTCATCGTAGTCATCACTATAAACATTTGCAAAAGTATTTGTGGTGAATGTCTTAACCATTATAGTTTCTTTCTATCAAGTACATTTGTCTAGTTTAATAACTATTTTAATATCTTCAGTTTGGTTTGCAACTCTTTGTACTGCTGCTCTATTATCTATGTATAAAACATCACCAGACCTTGGGTGTACCTCTGGTTTAATTTTGGAAGAGTTAGAAGATATGACACCGCTTCCAGACCCACCATCCTCATTAACAGTTTCACCGTCAACAAACGAAATATAACCTGTTGAGTCAAATTGATGATAAAATAGATTGCTATCAACTACATTGTCAAGAAATGCTCTCGCGCCACTTGTGGCACCTACAACATATCTATCTTTTGTAAATCCTACGCTTGGTGTTACCTTCATTTGATATAGAGCATTTCCAGAATTATCAGCAAAAAATTTACCAGTTGATCCATGAGAGTCTTTTACATTTTTCATGATTCCAATTTGTCTAAAATCTTGCCCATTTATGAAGTCTGTTTGGTTTCCAGTAATTTTTGAATTTACCATCATAGATTTAGCACGTAAATCAACAGAAGCATTAGCACCTATACCGTTTGCATTTGAAAATACTGGTCTGATTGATGCTGTTGTACCAGTACCATGCACAGTTGTTAATATCGCACCATCTAAATCTTCTTTAGTGTGAAAAGTACTAGAATCTGCGGCGAACAGAATATTTTTTATTACACCTCCACTAGTTTTCACTAATATATTAGCATCAATCACACCATTAACTTGTATTCTACAAGAATCTGTGTAATTTAACCCGCCACTATCTACAATAAATGAAGTGATTTCACTACGTCTAGAAGTTTGTTGAACTGCATATTGTTTGTTTTCTGCGCCAGTTGAGTTTGAATCCACACTCTCTATGTGTCTAACAGGCATCCAATCTTGCGTCATATAATAGTTTGCTTCTAAAGGAGAAACGCTATATACAAATTTCCATCTATAACCATCAGTAGTTCCAAATACATGATTATTTTGTCCAGTTGGTTTTACAGTTGATGGAACGGTTGCACCATTCGCATCTCTACCAGTTACAAAACAAATATAAACATCTTGAGCGTCAGTCATAATATAATATGGTATACCATCAGAATCATATTGGCTCATAGTTCTCTCATCATCGTATTGAGCATAAGTCACACCAGTTGTCCAATTTTGTCTTTTAACAACAAGTGATGCAGAATTAATCTTTATTATACTCTGTAATCCTTTTCTGAAATCATTTTCCTCATCAACATCATTTCTTGGTGTTGGTGCTGCATCAGAACCATTTCCCCAAGATTGAGATTTTGATAATCCTAGATAAAAAGATGGACTAACACCAGTAGTAATATTTTTCAACACTGGTTGAATTAGTTCTTGCTTGAGTGTTTCCGTTACAATTGATGCCATATTATTTCCTACTTTAGATTAAAGCGTCCTTAGTTTCTTGTATTGTTTTTCCCTTAATATCACTTATAAGAGTTGAACCTATGCTATACTTTGTATTTATATAGTTAGAATCACCTTTACAGTCACAAAACTCTTTAATTGTTCTATATCTTGGTGCTGGAAAATTAAGGGAATTTCCTACACTGTCATAAGGCGCATTAGCCGCCGCCGATTGAAAACAAAAGTTTTGAACGGTAAGTGCGCCAATATCAATACTATCCAAACTATGATCTCTAAAATGATTACCAGACGCATAGTAATTAGAATCTATAGAAGATTGTATTTGTGTTAAAGGTTTACTATTCACTCTTTCATGAGTAATAAGACTTGGACTAAATCCAGTTGGGCCATACATATTACCAATAGAAGCATCATATGATAATCCCCACTCCAGCATTCCAGACGAGTCATCTATGTAAAGAATTTTATCTTGATCATATGAACCACTATTTGCCTCTATTATAACACAGTTTCCAGAAGGCACAATCGCGGTGCAACCTAAAGCAATATGTTCCATAGAAAATTTATGACTTGAATCCTCTATTGCTAGATCAGGATCAACTGTGGGTGTTGGAGTTTCTGACTTTATAGTTACTGAAGTATCAGTATTAATCTCCATTTCTGCTGCAAGATGAAATCCTGCTGGATGTACGAATTTTCTGTAAAAATCTTCATATTCTCCAAGTGATGTTTTTGATCTGATGAGTACCGAAAGAACTTGATAAACCCCACCATCTTGAATTACTTTTGTGGAATGTGCGCCAATTTCAGAAGCACTATCCCCAACCATGAATAAGTCTTTTTTGGGGTATATGATCTCACTAGTAGTATCGTTATAAAATGATCTGAAAAAGCCTTTCGCTGAGTATAGCGAACCTTTAACTCTAAAAAATTTCGCAAAGTTTCTTAGAACTTCTCTTGGCTCATTAAAAAATTCTTGACCCATACCTAAAGCAAATTCTTCAAACATATTATCAATATATGAAAGTTTAGTAGTTCCTATATCTCTGATATCATATAAGTCTTTAATAACATCATTAAATTGACCATCAGAATCCATATAATCGTAATAGGTCTCTATAAATGCTATAAGATTTGGGTAAGAACTGGCAAAATATTCTGGTAAAACTTCTTTTACCAAACTAGATTTTATAATATGATCAATTCTATTTTCTTTCATTTTATAATACTATCTTTTGATCTGTATTTTCTACATTTCCATAAGATCGCGAAGCACCGATATCCAACGTAAGTATGTAATTTCTTAAAGGAGAGATGACTGCTTGATCTTGCGGAACTGCCGATACTTTTATTTCTGATAGCCCACCAACAATAGAAGTTGGTGCGAAAGTGTTAATTGTTAGCGTACCATTCATATTATTATATGAACCTATGCCAGTTTCAAGAATAGTTCCAGTAGCGGGAACAAAAATTTCTATTTTATTTGAAGATAACTTATTTCTAAAAATGCAAACACTGTCTCTATAAACAAATTGTGAAGATTGTATAGTATGTGTAGTATCGTTAAATGATGCTAATGGAATTGGAAAATTCAAAGAATATGAATTGCTACTTCCTAAAATTGGTGAAAATCTCTGTTGAACTTTTATGTCCATTTTAGAAGATAATATAGAACGATCAACACTATCAATGCCTGTTAGCAATGGCGACCTTCTAAATTTATTTTCAAATTTACCTAAATTGTTTACAAAATATGTTGAAATATAACTATTAACTAAAGTCTCTAGTGTTGATAATGTTGACGATGTTAAACCATTATTATAATAAAATTCTGTAGTTGTTTCAACATATGTGATTTGTGGCTCTACGAATACATTGTCTATAGACATAATAGATAAATTATCAGTAAACGATGTTTTTATTTGATTTTGTGTAGATGTTTTTATAGCATCGCTTGTTCCATCTGGGAACTTCAATGACATATAAACCTTTCCATGATCTTTTGGAACATTCTGTTCTCCACCCCAAACCGCTGCATCTACAACGGTAGGAAACTTAGATAATATCATACCTTTATAATCTAAAGGTGTAACCAATCTTTGCTGCGAAGAAAATTGTATAGGTGCAAGTTTTTTAATTGCATCAATAGATTCTTTGGTTGTTCCAGAATGTGATGCGATTTGAGTTCCAACACTAATGTTATAATTAACACTATTTACCTGTAAAGAGTTAACCGCAGAAAACGTAGAAGAACCATTTGCATCTGGTCCAGAAACTACATTATATGTCACTAATATTTTTCCACCTACAGGCGGTGCCTTTCCAAAAGACACACCATCACCGAAATTAATCTCATAGTATCCATTAGGGGATTCTTTTATGTCATAATACTCAGTTGTCGCAGATACTTCAATAGCATCCTCTAAAAAAGTATATGTGCTATAAGTGCTTGTTGTTGGAGTATTATATACCCTAACGTCAAGAGTACTTGTATCTATATTTTCATCTGGAATAACATATGTTTGATTTGTTGATAAAGAATCAACCAAAAAAGTTTTTGTTTTTATTGTACCTTCGTAAACTAATACATCTTCAAATGTATAAAGTCCACTTACATCATTTGCGGTCACAGCCGCCCGACTAGAAAATTGATATGATGCTGAGTCATTTGAGGCCGTGAATGTTGTTCCTATAGGTAAAGTTATTGAAGATGGCCTACCCCCAACTCCAGATAAATCAACAGATGCTGTTATTGTTGATTTTGACGCATTTCTTGATTTTGGTCTATAACCAAGCCCTTCAGCATGAGATACTACAGATGATCTTAATTGTGCAGTATTTAGAAAAGACTCATTAGTAGCAAAGTTTGCTATCAATCCATTAAAATGTGTATTATATGCCAAAACGTCTAAAATATTTGATAAGCCTGATGTTTCAAAATCAAAGTCGCTAAACTCAGTACTATTCGCAAGATAAGTTTTTAAGGATGATTTTATTTGATCAAAATCTAATTGAGTTGATGTAATATTTGTTGTCATTTATCTTAACCTTGCAATATCTGTTTCTAATGTTAATATTTCATTACTATTGATAACTTGAAATGTAATAATTACTGAACAAGAATTATACTGACCTTTTATATTAGCAGATATATCTAACACCCTTACTCTTGGTTCATAATTTTCAATCACATCTCTTATTTGATTTTCAATCTCATTTGAATTAACGTCATCCGCTAAATCAAACAGCAGCCTTACAATATTACCACCGTAAAACATATTAAATGGCTTCTCATAATGATTGGTCAAAATCAAGTTTTTTACTGCTTGTTTTACAGCCGCCGCATCATTTTTTTTGAAAATATCACCGTTTTTTCTTTTAGTAAAGGATAAATCAATATCACTATAGGAAGAAGTTCTCAAAGTTATTTGAGATAGTACTCCTAAATTTTTATCTTCAAGTGATAAATTTCTTGCCATTTAATTTCTCTTTACTTTCGTTTATAGTATTTATAAAGTTTTAATCTAACTTGAACTATAATCCTCACCATATGCGTCAACAATATTCATTGAATCTGATATTTTACCAACATTTTGTTCTGGAATTTCTACCAAATCTGTTGAACTTAAAATATTATTATTCCATAGTGTCTCCAAATCCATTTTAAAAAATGATTTATAGTTAGATGGTATTTTTGGAGTACTTATTGCAATCTGAGCATGGTGTGATGTATCATTCGGGTCTAATATATCATAGTATAATGACATTTTATCGTACTGAATATTATCTTTAAGATATACAGCCAAATCATAGGTTTTACTTAATGCTACTTTTCCAGTTGTAACAGAAATTAATTCATAAACTATTGCTCTACCAGTTTGCTTTAATTCATTAATACTTTCACTTTCTACAACTTCTTCTGGGCCTAGTTTGTAAATACCTTCTGCGACATTTAAAGAATATCCATCAAACTGATCAAGAGTTTGGTATAGATCAATAATTCTGGCGTGAGGAATAAGATTCCTTGCGATTGCTCTCCTATCCTCTAAAGCAACTATATGTGAAATAGTCGTTGAATCACCTTCAGATGCAGAAAATTTTGATATTGAGGTATTATTTGATAATTTTGTGTTTGAGTTAATTACAGTTAATGTTGATGGATTGAATAGTGGATTTGGTATCAACTGATGATGCTTATCTGTTTCTGCGGCCTCTGAATGTAATGTTCTAGTAATTCTAGACTCTCTTCCATGCGGCCCAATATCTTTAGAACCTGCCACCGTATTTTCTTTTTTATTAACCATTCTCCCCAATTCAGTTGGTGCTGGATCACTATATGTGGGAGATAGGACTCCTTTACTCACTTGCCTTAAAACAAACTTATTGTTTTGTAAGTTATTAGAGTTTTTAAGTTTTGACCTTACGCCTCTTGTTGTTAGGTCTTTCTCAGTAATCCCACCAGTTGGAACAGATAAATCTATTGAATTAGTAATACCACCATCACCATCAACGCTACATTGTCTAATTCCAAAGCGAGTTTCTGATAATATTCTTTTTATTTCAGAGTCTACTGGCTGTGCAGTTTCGTCTAAATTCGCTTCAAAATTTGTTTGCGTTTCAAATTTTTGATCAGATGGTATCTTACCTACACCAGATTTTGCAACTCCTGCCTTATTTGCAAATTCTGCACCAGAAGCATTCCCAGCCAAATAACCTACAAATTTTCCGTCTGCTTTGGCGTTATTGGTTATATATAAATTTTTAGTTTGAACGGTCTCATTAACAAAAATATTTTTAGAGTAAGTTATCATATCTTTACCGCCAATAGTTCCAGCAGTACCAATACAAGTCATATTTTCGGCAACCATATTAATATTTGGAGAACTTATCGCTAAATCTGTTTCTGAGGTAAACGTCAAAGAACCTTTATGTGAATAATCACTAGAACCGTCTATAATATTTGTTAAACTACCTTTAATTGCATTTGTAACATTACCTAGCAAAGTATTAGTGGATTGTTTAAGAACTGTCACTGATTTAGATTTTTTAATATATTCTCTCATTACTCCACCAACAGTTTTGGTGAAAGAGCCAACTATATCTAAAACTTTTCTGCCACCAACATTGATATTGTAGTCACCTTTTACATTTAAATTGTAATCACCAGTAACTGTCATATTCAAATTTCCAGTGTATAAAACTGTACCATCACCCTCAATCGTCATTGTATGTTCGCCATTACAAATATCAACTCTATTGCCAGTACTATTAATAATTATAGTACCATCTGGTTGTATGTCAACTCCAGCACCGCAAGCATGTTTCAAAAGTATTCTCTCTCCACCCGGAGTGTCGTTTACTTCAATTACGTGACCGCATAGAGACTCATCAACTTGAACTTTGGAGTAATCATAATCGTGAACTGGTTGGTAACCCATACCTTTTCCAGGAATACCATTTTTAATATTTAAATTATTTGTATTCTCACCTCTAGCAGATTCGTTTATAGAACTTTTTCCAGTATATTCTGCTTTGGGAAACTGATTTGAGGGATCAGAAAAACCTTTCCCAATGCCTTGGTTTTCATTGGCAAATGGAAAATTCTTTTCTCTGGTTATAATATCGTCTATTTCTGTTGTCATATTCTAACCTCTATTAATTCTTCCCATGGGTGCTTGACGTTTTTCTAATCGCGCCCATCTATTTACTTCCTCACTATCACTAGTATCCACTAAAATTCTAGAGCCAGGTCGGTCACCAACCAAATGTTCCCATATTTGCCAAACATTTGTGTCAAATCCCTTTTCGTAGAACTGGTGTCCAGTATATTCGGTGAATTTTGTTCCAATTGGATATCTGCTTGCATCTTTCCAATCTTCAGTTACATATTGAAAATCATACATTTCTGGATAGGATGCGTGTTGAGAAAATCCTTTTGATTCTGCAAGATATTGTGAACCCACAAAAGGACCATCTCGCGTATTCGCTTTAGGTTCAATAACTTCTTGAGTCTGTGGAGCGACTGCATTTGATACTGAAACATCTCTTATACCAGTTGCAATTACTGATGGACTTATAGAACTTTTTCGTCCTTCAATACTTAGATTTCTTTTTTTAAAATGTTTAAATACGAAATTTTCCATAGATACCCCCGGATCAATTTTACTATTTGGATCAGTATCATTATGACCCCAAACTTGACCTCCCGGATGAACTGAATAAAACGCCCTTAAAAAGTTTTTAAGTGAAGCCCACTGTGCGTTATTTATTGATGTGCTATTAGCGAACTGATCTGGATTTTTAGTTCCACTAGCGCAATTATATCCACCAACAAGACATATTCCAACACTAAAATTATTATGACCACCAGTTTTAGCATGTGCGCCAATCTCATTCAACGGTCTACCTCTTTGTAGTGACCCATCTCTACGAATAACATAATGATATCCTATTCCCGAAAAATCTCTGGCTTTGTGCCACTGATCAATTTCTTCCGCACCAATATTTTGATTAATATATGTGGCACTCCAATGAACAACCACCTCACTTATTTCTCTTGTAGCACCTCTAAATTCTGATATTACTTCTTCATAAGAATGAATCCTTGTAAAAACATATTTCTCATCTGGATTTTTCCATGCTTGTTCAGTCTTAGTTGATACCCTATTACCCAAAGTTTTCTTTTGTACTGATAAGCTACCAGAATTAACCATATTTGTAATAGATGGGTCTAGCAAACCAATCATACCTTGTAAAACTGATATATCATCAAGAGGGAACGCTTTTGAAATCTTTTCTGATATTAGGTCTGATACTATATCATTTCTTCCATTTAAAATATTTTGTAATGTTTCTAATTGTTCTGATGCATTTAATAAACCTTTGGACAATGAAGTTATCTCATTACCAATAACAGGATTGGTGTTTTCTAACAATCTATTTATGATACCACCCTTCACATCTGCTAAATTATTATTTATTTGGGATTCAAAAGTTGCTGCTGCATTTTTAAATTTGTCTTCAATTCCACCAATGCCTTGTGAGAGGGTGGTTAAACTACCTAACATATCAGTTACTGATGAAAGCGCGTCTATAGAATTTCCACTTAGTTTACTTAAAGCACTAGCATTAGGTAGTTTTCCCATTACAGACTCTAAGTTAGCAGCAATTGATGCTGGGGCAGGTGAAGTTATTATTTGGTTCAATTGTATTGGGATAGAAGATAACTCTGAACTCAACCCAGTAAGAGCCTCAAGTATAACAGGACCAGTAGGAATTTTTTGTAAATCTGAAAATCCCTCAAGTTCTGAAGTTATTTTAGCGACACCTAAATTCTCAATTAAAGAGTTTGGGTCTAAGTAATCTACTTCTTGAACTAAAGATTGAATTCCACCTACAACCTCACCAACCTCACTCCCAAGTGGCGTAGACTTAACATTTACTAAATTCTGCGCGGAATTTAACATCTTATCTGCTGTTGCTGAAAGATCGGAAACATTTTTCAAATCGCCTAACGCTTGATTTACTTGAGAAAAATCTATACTATTTGTTAATGGCATCTATTATTCTCCTGCTTGCGGTTCATATTCAGTAACTGTTGTTAGATAAGTAGCAAAAACTTCTCTTGCAAACTTAAACCTTTCTGGATGAGAACCCAACTTTGGTATTTCATATTTTCTTTCCCATATCCATGCAGAATCTTTTATAGTCTTAGCATTTTTCATTGCAGTATAAACATGCTTGTGAGTACCCCTTAATTCTACCATAACAAATTGAAGTTGTGTGTCTAAATCATCCCAAGTTAATCCATTTGTATCTGCAAAGGAATGCAGTGATTTTGCTCTGCCAGAGTTCCATTGGGCAATACCTATGCTATCACTACCATCTCTACCATCACCTTGATTTCTCGCTTTAGTACTCATTTTTGGAGTAGATTCAACCATAAAATTTCCAACTATTCCTGCTGATTGTTCTGGAGAAAATCCTTGGCTTAAAAAATAATGATATGACTGTTCTGGATTACTACCGCCAGGTAAGTTCAACTTTTTAACTTTCCCATCATAATAGTCTTTCGGTTGATAATTTTCAAGGTAACCTTCATCATAACCGTGTATCGGTGGACTATTCCATTCAGATTCCATAGTAGGAATTGATCCTATAACAAGTGGATTTTGAGAATTAATACCATCAGTAAAAAAACCGACTACCATAGCACCCGGCTGAAGTCTAGGCATTTTTCCTATACCAGAAATACCACCCTCTGTTGTTGGAAGCATTACTTGCGCCCAAGGAAGATCATTTAAAGGAATGTCTGTTAATCTTTCACTATGAATACCTTGTATCCTTACCCTAACTCTTCCAAGTTTTAAAGGGTCTAAATTATCTTCAACAACACCCACAAACCAACGCATTGTATCACCATAAAAATCTTGTGGTTGCATAATAATTATCCTCTTTCTGGAGTTTTTTGAGACAAGCGACTGCATCCAACCGTTGCCATATATTTTGGCCCAGAAAATACGTGTCGCACTGCGTGAATCATATAGGTTCCAGATTTCTTTGGGTCATGCTGAATTTTTTTTTCAAACTCCAACATCCTTGAAAAGTCTAAATTTATTGTATTACCGATACTAACATTTTTATTTGTTTGGCAGAAATTTCTTCCCGGCACCGATATATCTATAGGAGATTTACTTAATATTCCTCTTAAAGATATAGCCTTTGCTTTTAACATATGTGCAGAAACATCATTCGCTTCACTATAATTTTTATATTCATTTTCATATGAATTTGTTGGAGTAATTCTGGTAATCTGTCTTGTATCATATTCTTGAATTTTTTTATTATTAAATGTATTTGTTGTATCAATAATTGCTTCTTTTTGACCTGATCTAAAAACACTACTTTTCAAGTCTTTAAGAACATCTGCCATAATATGCATATTCTCTAATTTAGAACCTTTTACAGTATCAATATTTGTATAGGTACTAGACATAAAACCTAACTGACATAACATTATCGTATTTTCAGCGTGAGACTGTGTAGTATCACTAATTATAAATGATTGTCCATTTTCATCCAAATTATTGTTCGCAATTCCTTGATTATAAAAATATGGCGTATTATTTTCATTCAATGGTTTAGATGTTAATATAGATTCTAGATCATTATACCTTATCTTATCATCGGACAAAGTTGAAAAAAGATAAAATGGCATACCACTTTTTGTTACTGCGCGTCTTTGTATCCATTCACATGCACCTAATGGCGTCAAATTTGGAACGATTACTTTCATCGGCCCATCATTATGTTCTTGAGATGATATATTAAACATATCTCTATTAAGATGTTCCTTTAAAATATTTTTTATTATGATATCTGGAGAGCCGCTGTATGATTTAGAAACTCTTATTAATTTAGATAAAAATGAAATATCTTCTAAAATTTGTAATAAAATTACTTTATCTTTACCATTCGTACTTAATGTGTTAATAACTTCAGTAACAATAAATTTCTTTCTTATATTTGCAAATTCAGTTTCAATCTCTACTGATAATTTTTCTGTACCAGAAAAACCTATTCTGTTCATCAAATCATCATTATCTAATATAGCGATTTCTCCACTAATAAATGGATTATTAATATTTTCAAACAATTTAATTTCAATAGAAACCGCGCTCAAGTCAATTGAACCAGACATTCTTTCTCCACTGATTTCACATTTTTTTAAATTATAATTGAACGGTGATCTATTTTCTGGTTCAATACTACGAGTTATCATAATCTAGTCCACCAATAATGATAATTTGTAATTATCATATATCTCTAAAATACTATCTGCTTTTATAACTCTGATTATTCTAGTTTCATTATTTAATTTTTGATAATAATCAAGATGTGTAACCTCAGTGTTTGAGCCGCCGCCGACTGTTGGATCAATATCAACTTGATCACCAGAGGCATTAGTAAAATATCTGGCTGCAAGATGTTCACTTGAATGTGATTGTAGAATTATTGATTGAGTAGAATCTCCAGTTTTTTGAATAGTTTCGCCGTTAGTAAACGATTTAGTACCTTTTACAACAATATGACCTAAGTTCACATCTCTATCAATAATCTCAGCAACTGTATTAGAAGTAACTCCTGTAATGCTATCACCTATTTGCATTTTGGTAAAAAAATAATCTCTTGTAACCAAAGTTGTATTTGGATGTTTTTTCTTTGACCAAGTAACCACATCATTTGACCGTAGTGGAAATCCATTTCTACGAATTTTATCATTCATAAGATAAAATGTCCAGTAATACTTGGTTGATCCATATAATTTTTGTGAAAGAGTATCTGGCCTTTCGCCTTCAATAATTTCATATTTTTCATATATAGAAACATTATCTTTTAATTCATCTATAATATCTACATATGCTGATATATTTTGAATTATGGAAGGATCAGTTTCATCCCCAAAGTTATATAACTCTACTGGAAATCTGTTAAAAAATGTCATTATCCTACCCCCATTCCATCAAGCATCGTCCTAGCATTTGTTTTATCAAAATCTTGTCTGGTGAATGTTTCACTTTCAACAAACGATATACTAATATCAACTTCAGAATAATCACCACCAGCATGAAAACCTGCGGTTCCAGAATTATAGGTGGCGTTAAATGATTTCATATGCATATCTTTAAATATAAATGCTTCATTGGTGCGATTCATTTCTTTTGAATCATAAAGTAAATGGATTCTAAACATAGGTGGGAACCTGTAACCAACAACAATACCACCTCTAACTATTCCTTCTGGATATAAATTTCTTCTAAACCAATTAATAATATCCTTAATTTCTTCTGCCTCAATTTTTGAGTTTGGGATAAGTTTAAATGACCAAGAAAATTCTCTTAAATTAACAGATTTAAATATTGCTCTCATATTAGGATTTGGTGTTGTTTGCAAAGATGATCTTACTGCACCACCCGCTGAACCAAATTTATTTACGAGTTTTGAAATTCCTACTCTTGCCAAGTCTTGGCTTTCAAATTCACTTCTCATAATTTTTGCAGCATCTGTAAAAATACTAGATTCTTTAAGTGCTTTAGCAACTGCCGTAACACCACCAGAACCGCTATTTAAAATATCATTTAAACCAGTAGCAAATGTTCCGAACTCCATATTTTCATACATAACACCGTCTTGTATTTGAATTGATGGTGGCATATATAAATGACAAGTTTCACCACTTCTTCTTTTTACTTGTTTTTTCAATATTTCTTTAGTATTAAATAATTGACCTTTTTCCTGAAATGCCCTACTCAACGCATCAGCAGATAGAAGTCCACTAGGACCAATACCCATTCTCTTATCTGTAGAATTTGCAGCGTGAGCATTTATGACACTTCCCACCTCAATAGGATCAATCACTAATGTTTCAAACCGTATTCTCGCTTTATAACGATCTCTCTCATGGATTGGGAATTCTAGTCTATTTCCTGGCATGTTTTTTTTCCATAAATACATTAATACTACCATTATTTATATGAGAAAAATGAGAACACACAAAGGCAAATATAAAATAAAAAATCGTAAAAAGTACAAGGGTGATCCAGATAATGTCGTATATCGCTCTGGTTGGGAAAGGTATGCTTTTCAATGGTGCGACAGTCAAACACAAATCACTGAATGGTCAAGTGAGGAAGTTGTAATTCCTTATTTTTATGATGTTGATAGGAAGTATCATAGATATTTTATGGACCTAAAAATAAAATTAAATGATAAAGTTTACCTCATAGAAATAAAACCAGATTCACAAACTAGACCGCCAAAAGTACCATCTCGCAAAACTAAGCGTTATATTAATGAAGGTATGGCTTATGTAAAAAATATGAATAAGTGGAAAGCAGCAGAATCTTATGCCAAAGATAGGGGTTGGACCTTTGAAATTTGGACTGAAAAAACATTGATTAAAATGGGTATTATGCCCAAGCAATTGAAACCATTACCCAAGTTGAAAAAATTAAAACGTCTATAAATTGATATAAATAACAATGAATAACTTTGGGAATATAAATGTCTAATCTGTTTCAAAATTTAGAAGTACAAGCGTTTAGAGCGGGAATTACCCCTAGAACTAAGGAATCAATTTCTTGGTTCAAGGATAAAGCATCCAAAATGGGTAAAATAAATAGAAACGAACTCATGAAAGATGATACACTCAGACTTCAAAATCGGCAAGCAGTCGGCAAGATGTTTATGTATTTCTATGATCCAAAAGGTAAGTCCACACTACCATACTATGATAGTTTTCCTCTTACTATAATTGTCGGCAAAGCGAAAGGTGGCTTCGCTGGACTAAATCTACACTATTTGCCTATGACATTAAGAGCAAAATTTCTTGATAGTTTATTAGAGATTACTAATAATAAGAAATATAACGATACAACCAAGTTCAAAATGTCGTATGATTTACTTCAAGGTGCAGCAAAGTTTAAATACTTCAGACCTTGTTATAAGCACTATTTGGCAAATCATGTAAGAAGTCGTTTTGCTTTGGTCCCAGCCCCAGAATGGGAAATTGCTGCATTTTTACCAACTGCTGATTTTCAGAAAATGTCTCAAGCAAAAGTACATAAAATATCAAGAGGTATGGTCTAATGCAAGCACAAACTATAGAGAATTTCAAAAGTAGTATCAAAAAAGGAATTGGAAGATCAAATCTTTTTCATGTAGAATTACCGTCAATTTCTGACGTACAAATAACCACAAATGATTTAAATATACTCTGTAAAAATGTTACGCTACCCTCAAGACAGATTTCATCAGTAGATAGGGTTATTGGAATTGTGACTGAAAAAGTTGCAAATACATTTGTAACAGACGATATTAATCTATCGTTTTATGTAACTAATGATTATAACATAAAAAAGTATATTGAAAGTTGGATGAATCTAGCAGTAGATAATGATACTTATGAGTTGGGCTATAAGTATGGGCCAAATGGATATGGCAAAGAAGTCGTAATACATCAACTCGCACACGATAATAGAGAAACACATTATACGGACAACCCACTTGTTGTTCCAGGTGGAGTTAGTATGCATTTATCAAAAAAAGTATATACATGTGTACTTGAAAGAGCGTTTCCAACTACTTTGGGTTCAATTGAATTAACTAATGAATTAGATGGGCTTGTTGAAGTAAGTCTATCATTGACGTATACAAATTGGAGAAGTAAATAATGGCACTACCAAAACTAAATGATAAACCAAAATATGAATTAACAATCCCCTCAACCAAGACAAATGTAAAGTTTAGACCTTATTTGGTTAAAGAAGAAAAAGTGTTAATGTTAGCAATGGAGTCTGAAGATAAAAGGGCGACAGTAAATGCTATTGTTGATACTATTATGGCGTGTCTTGAAGGTGATGTTGACCAAAATAAATTAACCTCTTTTGATGTTGAATATATGTTTCTCAAACTTAGGTCAAAATCTGTAGGAGAGAACGCCAATGTCACAATAAAATGTGAAGAATGTGAGGCCGACAATCCAGTACCAATTGACCTATCTACAATTGAGGTTACCGAACAATCTGTTAGTAGTAAAATAAAGATTACAGAAGATATGGTTTTACACATGGGCTATCCAAATTTTAAATCTATCATGGATGCTGATGGAGATGATACACTGAGCGACACAGTAAAGACTTTTCAAATGATTAGTAAATGTATGAAAGTTTTGGAAACAGCAGAAGAAAGATATGATCTTGCGGATGAGAGCCAAGATGAAATTCAAGATTTTATTGGATCACTATCATCAACTCAATTTGATAAAGTAAAAGAGTGGATTCAGACTATGCCAAAATTGTCTGAAACTGTAAATTTTAATTGCGTAAAATGCAATCACTCAAACGAATTTACATTAGAAGGATTAGATGATTTTTTTTAATTGCTCTTTCTCATGATAACCTGTTAAGTCATTATAAGACCAATTTTCAATTAATGCAAGATCACAAATATTCATTAACAGAACTTGATAATATGATGCCGTGGGAAAGAGAGATATACATTACATTATTGATACAACACGTTGAGGAAGAAAACGATAGAATAAAAGCACAACAACAAAACTAGGAATAAAAGATGGCATTTGGAGCAACAGTAAATGAAGTTAGAGAAATAAACAGCGATGGAATTGCTGATATTAACTTCAAAAATATGCAGTTGAATAAATCAACACTTGATGAAATCAAAAAAGGTTTCAATAATTTGGAAAAATCTGTTCAAAAAATAGATGTTGGAGTAAAAGTTCCTGGTATGAAAAACCTTACTGATATGGTAAAATCCTTATCAATAATGCCTAAAACATTGAGTACCGATTTAAAATTAACTAATGAAGTTAAAGACATAGGTAAAAATATGTTTAGATTGGTTACTATGTTTTCTAAATTTCTTGCAAACCAACAAATGTCAAGACTTGATGCGATTGAAGAAAAACGTGATAGAAAAAAGGTTGATGGCGCACTGCAAAAAAAGGGAGTTATGCGTTCTGGAAATAGACAAGGTGGAATGCTTGGAAACCTAGCAAATATGTCTGAAATTATGCAAGGGTTTGGTGGTTTTACTGGAGCAATTTTAGCGACAGTTCTTGCTGGTGGTGCTGTTGCATTTCTAGTGGCGAGATTTAGGGATCAGTTAGGTATTGATCCAGGCTTTAGTATACTTGATGCAATAAATAACAAAGCAGATGAACTTTTTGGTATGCCTCTCTTTGGTGAGACAATGACTAGTGCTTTGAAATCAATCGGTGGTGCTTTTGCTGAAGGTGGTGCTTTTGATGCCTTGAAAGAAAGTGTGAATCAAATGCTCACTGCATTTCCATCTCTCCAGACTGCACTTGATGGTATGACAACTATGTGGGAAAATACAAAAATATTTTTTGAAGATGTAGTACAGACTTTAGGTCTTGGACCATTGAGAGATAAAATAACTGAGTTTATGGGTAAAGAGTTTGGCATCGCAGAAATGCTTGGATTAACAGCAGCAATAATTGCATTAGGTGGGCCTATGAGATTGTTGGGGGTGGCGATATCGGGAGTAAGGGCTGTTATTTCTGGGATTCAAGCGATTAATACACTCGCGAACACTGCTGCAATGGTCGCACTGACCGCCGCAATACGGGCTAGGGGATTAGGTGGTCTTGGTATTGATGGTGATGGTAAAAAACCAAGAGGGAAAAGAAGCAAATTTCAAAGATTTAAAAATATGTTTGGCTTTGGAATGGATGATATTGTTGATATTGATGGTGATGATAAAAAAGGAAGAGTAAGGCGTCAATATCCAGCAGGAACAAAAATCAATGGCAAAGCGGTTGGTGGAGACTTTATGTCAGATGCTGCAATGGATGCTGCTGATAGAAAATCCAAAAGTAAACTTGGGAAACTTGCAAAATTCGGTGGAAAATTCGGTGGCCTTGCCAGAGGTATTCCAATTGCTGGACAAGTTCTTGCTGCTGGTATGGCAGTATTTGATGGTGTCACAGGTGCTGGGGATGCTTTAAAAACATTTAAACCGCAAACTCTTACAGATAGTATTGAAGTGGGTATGGTTGGTGCTGCTGCTGGAATTACAAAAAGTTTTGCTGGATTAGCAGATATGGCAACTGGAGTATTTGGGTTTAATACCGACTTAGCAGGTGGTGTCACTGATATGAGAGATACTTTTTTAAAGTGGTCATTAGACACAAAGGAAAAAATTGAAGAGATGAATGGCCCTGATATGTCAAATTTACCAGAAAACCGCCGACTTTTTGTAGAAAGTGAAAATAACAGAGCACTTTTAGCATCAAGATTAGAAAGTGAAGTTCGTGCTGCTGAAAATATGGCAGTTGCTGCTACTGGTATTGGAAAAAAACAACCAACCGTTATAATGGATAATTCTACATTATCAAATGTTCAACAGAATACCACCAATCTAAATGGTGGGGTGTTGACCAGCGTAGCAGATAATTCGCTACGCTGGGCATTTCCTCATTATGGAAATTAGTCTTCGTTAACTAGACTTGCAAAGTAATCCATAGTATTATCTTCGCCTTCTACTTCTGTCTTTTTAGGCGCAGCATAATCTGGAATATTATCATCCAATGCTGGAGCCTTTTCCACACCCAATGAAGCAGTTTGTGCCATTGTTGGTTGAGGTTCAGTTTGACCTAAAACATTACGCATCTTAGTTTCTAGTTCTGCATAAGACTTATAGTTTGCTGGATCAGTAAACTCTGAAAGATCGTAACACTTGTCATATACTTCTTCCAAGCGTTCATCACTTTCTGATAATACGCGAGTTGAGGAAAATTCAGATTTATCGTAATTACGATAACCTTCAACATCACGAATTTTAAGTTTGAAATCTGCACCTTCCCACATACAAAATGGATTCATAGGTGTTTCATCTGCAAATTCTGGCGACCAAGCATCCATAAGTTTATCAAAGATTTTCTTACCATATTGGTACATGAAAACTTTGCCTTCATTTTCTGGATTTCCTGGATCAGAAACTACCAGAATATTTGAAACATGATGCAGACGCCGCTTTTGACGCCGCGCTGTTTCTTTATCAGATTCAATACCACTATTCCAAAGTTTGGAATTGTATTCACCAACTGGGTCTTGTTGTTCAATTGAAGTCAAAGACTTCTCAATGTACCATTTACCAGTTGGACCTTTAAAGGCATGATCCCAATAACGTACAAAATGTACTTCAGAACCTTCTTTCCCATCTGGCAAGAAACGAATAACAGCATAGCCATTATTCTGTTTATCAACAGTGGGTTTCCACATGCGTTCATCCACATAAGATTTTGTAGTGGTTTGTGTTGCTGTTGCGGCAGCACTTAATCGGTCAATCTGACCACGATTACGTTTTAGATTTGCAAAAGACATATTTTATTTCTCCATATATGCTGAATTATTGCTGTAATATTTTTTAGTATATCTGTATTATATCATATTTTTGTGTGTGTGTCAACCATATTTATCAGATTACTTTCTCTGAAAAATAATAGTCTCTTTACCAGTGTCTGGATTCACTGATGGAATTGCAACATGACCATCTGGTACAGGCTTTGTTCCCACATATTGCCATGTAGTACCCGCTTTTTGATTTGCTTCACTTGCAGCAAAAAAATCTTCGTTATCATTTAGAAAGAGTGACGCGATAAAAATCAGTTCAAACATTTTATTTTCCTTTTATATGTTTGTATAGTTGGTAATAGTATTCAAAAGATGTTGGATAATTGTCTGGGTCTGGTAGTACTCCTTTAAACATTGTTATAAATTCTTTTATCTCTTTATCAGACATTTTCTATACTCTGTCTTTTATCACAATACATTTCCCAAAACCACCAAAAGGCATATAAAGGGAAAACTGCATTTAGATTTATAATTGGTGGTAGTATTATCATTGCAAACGGAAATATAAGAACTGACGTTATTGCAATAACAAAATAATCATACCACCGTATCATTCAAAAATCAATTCATTCTGTTTAGGTAAAAAATTAAGACTCATTGCTTCAGCCTCAATCTTTTCCTTTATTACTGGTGAGATAAATTTGCTCACATCTTCTGGTTCAAGTTTGGTTATATCACACACCTCAACAACTGCATCAATATAACCTAGTTTTTTATCAATTACTTGTTCCTCAATCAGTTTGCTAAATTTTGCTCTGTTCATAAAACTTTTGTCTATCATTTATTCATTGCCCTTAAAATTATGGTATCTTTATTAATCCTACCATTTGCGATAGTTGTTTTTGTGGTAAGACTAGACCACTCTTTGTTTATCTGGTTTGAAGTCTTTTTAAGTACCATTGGAATAAAGACCTCTGGTTTACGCAATTTTGTAACTCTTGATGCCGCAAGATCAACACCTTGAAGGGTTGTCCCTTTTACCTCAAAACCACAACTCTTTTCGCAAACCAATTCGGTTAATGCCCTAGTCTTTACATTGAATAAATAAACTCGCATGGCTCCAATCAAGGATGATGGATTAATAGACGCTAGTTTAAATTCTACAGAGTCCTTTAAGTGTTGAATTTTCGCTACTTGTTTTTCAGCAGATTTTACTATAGGCTTACGTGTCTTACGAGTTGCTTTCTTTGCTATCATATATTTTTCAATGTCAGTAAGAATGTTATTTACAAACTTTTGATATTTTTTCTGATCACTCACTTTCATAGATGAATAACCCTCAACAAGATCGGGAGTTTTTTTGTTTATTAATTCGTCCAATTCATCTTTTAATGGGACGTAATGATCATAAGTTGTTTTGGCTGTAATGTAAGGCACATCGTGTTTTTTCATTTCACTATAAATGGAGAAATCTTTTTCATCTTTCCAATTATCAATAATAATTTCAATACCACCAATAAAATCACTAGTACGCTCTTTAATAATTTCTGCTGGTGATTTTCTCGGAGTCGTAACAACTCCAATATTATCAGTTTTATTTAAAAGTTTACGCTTGCCAAGACGCAGAATTTCATTAACTTGTTTTGTGAGAACCTTTTCAGCGTTCCACCAAGTAGGAAATTCTAATTGTAGTTCTGCCCATGCAATGGTTGCTGCTAAACCAGGAGATTGACTGATTGCCCATTCTGGTGCTTGTAATGCAATTTTAGCATCTTCCTTAGATAGAGACTTTTTCACATGGTTTTTTATTTTTATAGCGATATCTTTCCTATCCACTTCTATCCTTATATAGTCATTGAAGTGTTGAAAGTTATCAGTCGGCGCAGCAGCAAAGCCAGTTTTAGTTTTTCTAGAGAAAGTTTTTCTTTTTTTTGATTGTGCCATGTGGTTCACTCCTAGTGATTATTTCCATAACCCTAAACTATTTTTCAATGAAAGTCAAGTCTTCTTTTTCTAAAATCCATTCTGGCAATTGAATTAATTCTACCTCACCATCATCATGTTTCTTATAGACAACGTAACCTTCGTCACAAAGTTTATCAACGGTATGATCAACAATTCTTTCTACTCTAAGAGTATCGTTTTTTTCAACTGCTGATTTAAGTCCTAGACGATAGGCAATAAAAAGCGCAAACGTGACGATTGCGCTTAATATATATTGGTCAATTACAATCATACCATCCGCTCAAAGGAAATGAGTTTTGATGGTTTAAATGCTCTCCAAGCGTTAGCATCCGTACACCAAACTGAAATACGATCTAGATCAGTGTCAACAGGATTAGGTTCTTTTAATTTAGTATCAAACTCTGGTAGATAATCTCCCATCAAAGTACAAGGCATAATACGATTATCACCATTTACTTTTGTAAATGTTACTTCATAAACTCCAGTTTGGAGTTGTTCAATTAGTTCTGATTTCGTTAGCATATAGTTTCCTTTCATGATATACTGAATTGTATCATAGTTTGTTTAAGTTGTCAACTTATATTTTAATTATTTATACTTAACCACAAAGTTGAAAAATGGCCTAATATTAGAAAGGGAATTCCTTTTTACCACCAGCAAGATTTTTTATTCTTTGTTCTAAAAAACTTATGGTAGTATAGATATGACCACAATCATGTGGTTGAATTAGAGTCCTATAATACTCTATTTCTTCTTGTAGAATTTGTATTCGCACATTATCAATGTGTTTAATTGGTTCCCAAACATAGTTTTCATTCTCCATTCCCATTAATTATCTCCCTATAGATTTTGAATTTTAGAACGCAATTTTGAATTTTAGAGCGCGAAGTGTAGTTACTCTTGTATTCAAATATATTAAAATGTTATTATGATAATCGCAATCATCTAGCGCGGAAATACGATCAATTTCTTCTTTTAAAATTGCTATTTGGTAATTATTGAAGGCTGTCAGAACAACATCGTCATCATCTTCATAAGTATTAACCACGTAATCCCCTTACCATAAACTTCTTGTTTTCATTGCTTCTATAACAAACTCAACATGACTTTCAGTACAATTACCTACAACAGTATCATCACCAGTATGGGAAGGTAAGAGGTTTGCAAGTTTATTCTTATAAAATGTACCTACTTCATATAAATCACGTTCTCTGCCATACCCATTATCTATGATAGATAATCCATAGTCACCAAACCGCACAACTGCACGATTGCCACCGTTACTCATAGGTTCAAATTCTAACTCAGAAAATTTCATAACTTAGGCTCCCATATTTTTGCAATGATTTTTCCATTCTTTGGATAATCCCACATATCTTTGAATTTGTTTATCGCACAAAATTCACTTATTTCGCGGATGGTAGTTACGAACTTACCATCCACTGAAATTTCATATACTTCAGTTTTCATCAGCGAAGGTATCCCGGACCTGTCCAAGAGATGCTATAATCACCATCAACAACATTTCCGCGAGATGAATTCCGCGCTGGAGTTTTCCAACCAGCAGCCATAAGAATATCGCCAAGATTGAATTTCTTATCGTCAGCAGTATTGACAATAAAACCCCACACTCCACCAGAGCCATTTACAATTCGGATATATTTCTTACCCACAGTGAATGTGATTTTTTCTGCAAATTCTTTGTCCATTTTTGCTATATGGTCAGCAAGAGATGGATCAGAAGATTTTGATCGTTTTCCATAGTCTGAAATAATATCTGAAATCAGAGCATTTACATTAGAAGTGATATCAGTCATGTTGTGTCCTTTCAAGACTATGTGATTCTCTTTACTTTTATAATATAGACAATTTTTACTTGATTGTCAACCCTATTTAAAAGGATTGATATAAAAACCAATCAGATTGCTATCGCAGTAATCGTCCCGAATATCCTCTGCGGTGATATAGTGGAGAGAACCGTTTGACCACTTCACATCAATTAGATTACCGTCTATCCTAGAGATTCGACCGTACATTTCCGAAACCGTAGCACCGAAATTTCCGATAATGTCTAAACCGATATGTAAGTTCATGATGCGTCCTTTCAAGACTAGATGATTCTCTTTACTCTTATAAATTAGCAGAAGAATTAACCACTGTCAAGAGCCATAAACTGTATTATGCGTATTATTTACTCTTACAAATGTCGCGCATTTTGATAAATCTTTTAATCTGCTTGCACCAACATAAGTACACGCTGATCTGATGCCAGATAAAATATCAATTAGTGTTAACTCCACTGGCCCTTTATGATCTACTGTGACGGTTTTACCTTCAACGCCTCTATATTCTCTATGACCAACTTTGTGTCTATCCATCGCAGAGCCTGACGCCATACCATAAAATTTCATTTTACCATTGTCTATAATACCATCACATTCATCATGCCCAGCAAGCATACCACCAATCATTACAAAATCTGCACCTGCGGCAAATGCTTTCACCATATCACCAGAAGTAGTACATCCACCATCCGCAATGATATGAGCATCCATACCATGCGCTGCATCAGCACATTCAATAACCGCACTCAGTTGAGGCATACCAATACCAGTTTTAATTCTTGTTGTACAAACTGAACCAGGACCAACACCAACTTTTACAATGTCTGCACCAGCAAGGATTAGTTCTTGCGTCATATCAGCAGTGACAACATTACCCGCAATAATTGTAGCGTCTGGTTCTAAATCACGCATTTTCTTTACAGCATCTACAAAACTAATTGTGTAGCCATTGGCTACATCTAAACCAATGAAAAATGCTTCACTTGATTGGTATATTTTTTGAGTGTTTTGAATGTCAGTATCAGATATTCCACCCATAACGCATAAATGATTTGGCTCTAGAATTTTAGTGGGCCATACACCTTCTGCATTATAATGTTTGGCGAGGCAAGTTATCATATTATAATTAGTCAACACATCTGCCATGGAAAATGTTCCCACAGTATCCATGTTTGATGCCATAATTGGAGTTCCCATCCAAGTTTTTTTACTATGTTTAAATTTGTATTTTCTCTCTAAGTCAACATCATACCGCGAAGTTAGTGTTGATCGTTTTGGTCTGATCAAAACGTCAGAATAATCAAGTTTAACATCATCATTAATTAGCATTATTTTTTCCTTTTTTCAATTCATCTAAAGAGTCAATTACGATTGTTGGATATTTTCCAATATAACTTCCTGCTTCAAGAACATCTCTATCTAGTAGATGTTTATGGTAATGATCTAAGTTATCCCATTCTTTTAAAATATTTTTAGCCAAATTATCAAAGTAACTATCAGAAAAAATTGGATCAGATTCTTCATAATAAGCATATGATGCCATAAGATAATACGGTATCATCATATTAGGGTTAATCTTAATAATTTTGTTCGCGTGTCTCGCCAAGTTCATTTTTTAAATTTTCCAGTTACATATGAACCCTCTGACATATTATAGGCAGCAATTATTTCTTTAAACATTTGTGGAGTTATTACAACGATATTAAAATCATCTTCTTTATCATACTGTCTTACATATACATATTCTTCATCAAATATAATTTCAACATCGTCTGCTTTATTATGATTATCCATAACAACCACTGTAGAGTAATCAAATTCATGTTCTACTGTAAACATATTATCTCCGCATATTAGCAGCATCAATTGCCGCATTTTTATTATCTTTACGAATTGGCATAAGATTACTCTTGTGTGTTGTCACAATACCAGCAATTTCATTTCCAGTGTAAGTCGGTGTTTCTTTTTTCAAACCATTTGAACAAATACTGTCTGAAGTTTGTGGCATTTTTCGGACACTTAAATCAGGCATATCTGAGCGATAGGTGCTAGGTCTATCGCTCACTCCCATTTTTTTAAGAAATGCGTTATGTTCCTCTTGGCGTTTTTTCCAGCCCGGACTTCTTTTCAATTTACGTTTCTTTGTACTGTTTGAGGACATACCTCGCATAAGATGCATAGTCATGTTATATTTCCCTTTCCAGTAAAGGCATCATGCTCCAAATGATACTTGTTAATAAGTCCTTTTAGGAATTTATTTTCTTCTTCCAGTTCATTTTGTTGGATTTTAACTCTCTCTAAAGATTTCCACATAATAATTTGGATTTCATTTTCTAAGATTGCATTATTTTCAAGTTCAATTATATGATCTGCCGCTTTCCACGCAAAATGTTCCGTACATCTAGACTGCCATTCTTTACCCGCTTGATTTTTAAGAGAAGTAACGATTTCAGATTGTTTTGGTCTGGGCGTAATATCCATATAAACACGCCGTTCTATGGCATGTTCATTTTCTTCTTCTTCAATCCCATGAGTATTGACTTCCATCAATAATCACCCCAATCTTCACCAACACCTGGATTATCATACTTAATTGTTTGGTATAAAATATCCGCATAATATTCTTTTGCATATTTACTTGCATCAGTATAATGGTTGATATTTTCATCAGTATCATCTACCACGATTTTAGCGAAATCTCGTTTGATCATTGGACGCTTTTTACTGTTTAATTTTAACCTTTTTAACTTTTTATGTCGTTGGTGAACCTCTGCAATAAGTGCCATACGATCTGCTTGAGTAGTCGCTGTTTTCATACTTTTCTCCGAATCATTATTTTTACCATTATAACCCATTTGTCAAATTTTGTCTAGTGGTTTGTGAATAAAATTTAAAGGTTACATCTTTGTCGTTACATTCTTTTACAAATAAAGGAACCGCATATCCGCTTTGTCCTTGAAAAAGTAACATACCATCACGATACACTTTTGCTTTGGCATTACTAGGACCAGACAAATCTAGTATTAGGTTATCGTGACGATATATTGCCATCTTATTGCTCCTTAAAACCAATCCTTGTGACAGCCAGAACTTTCATTTTCATCATAGCCAGCAAGATACGCTTTTATTTCATCGGGCGTCATATCTTTTTCTTCTGTTTTTATACCACTACCAGTACCTTGCGACCAATAGTGAGGTTCAACTCCACGCCGATACCAAGAATCTGCACTACCCCTATCGTATGGGCCACCATGTCTTTTATCATATTTAGTCATTTTATGCTCCTATTGCCATGTAATAACCATCAGCACTAACTTCCATAGTTCCATCACCATTGTGGTTTGTTTGAGTCAATTCTGATCCAGTAAACCAAGTACACGCTTCACTCATCAATGTCAACTCAGCAATCCGAATTGTGGATTTGATTGGCATTTTCCAGTTTTCCATATTTTGGGTCAACTTATCAAATGCCTCTTGGAAATCACCAATAGTGTATCCATTTGAACTTACAACTTTCATTTTCATGCGACTGCCTTTCTTTGCATTTCAATTATCATCTCTAACTCAACACTATCTGCCTTTTCATCAAGCATCTCTGATAATACCATAATATGTCCAGCAGGAATTGGACTCTCTGGTGAGTTTGTGTTTTTGATCAACTGCCGAAGCATTTGGGCGACTTCCCTATATTCAGTCATGATGAAACCTTTCAAGTGATTCTCTTACTCTTATAAACTACGATATAAGAGTAAGAGTGTCAATACCATTAAGAAGAAAACTTTATGCGTGATCGTAAGCACAGATTGGTGTATTTTTATTCTTCCAAGCAAACATTACTTTATAGTACCAATCTTCATTTTTATTCCGAAGGATTTGCAAGGGAGAACTATCAAGTCCATCTTTTGCCCGCTCTTCAACATACTCTTCAACTGTAAAAGACTTTACTAGTTCAGCAAGAAACTTTGCTTTGGTGAAAGGTCCACGATGCTTGAACCGTGCAATGAACAAATCTTTGCCTTTTCCAACAAGTGATGGGTGGACTGAGCCTCCCGCTGCTGTTGTTGTCTGCCATACTGGGCGACCTTCATAATCGCCTGTGTACGTTAAGTATCCACCGTGGTAGCTAAAATCTGCTTTGTTAAACTTAGTCATGGTCTAAATCCTTTCAAGTGATTCTCTTTACTCTTATAAACTACGATAATTATGCTGCAATGTCAACCCTTTTATCTCTTGCCATTTCCATACGCTTGTTCATTTTCATCCAAGCATCAGGCTTCATGACATTAGTATTGATTTTGAGTTTGAGTTTCTTTTCCTTGAAACAAGCCTTGAGATATTCTGCTTGCTCTTTACCAATGAAACGAGATACCAACTTCAATAGATCAATCCGAAACTGAGTGTCGTGGTGCATATTACCAGCACAATGAGCCATCTCATGAATGAGAACATACTGGTTCATTCCACCTTTGACATTCAGATCAATATTATTTCTCCAAGCGCGACCAGCAGTTCTATTGCCATGCATGGTAGACAAAGCAATATGAGTAGTGTTTGACATTTTCTGCCAAGTCTTTGAGGCGAGAACGTGGTCACAATACTTTTGTGCTTCTGCGAGGTTTTTGAATTTCTTGCCCATACCATAAGTACGTTCATACTTAAACTCAGCATTATAAACTTTTGAACGATCTGAGTCACGACTATACTTGCCATGTTTGCGACCAGTTTCAATAAGAGTCTGCTTCTTATTGAGATACGCCAAGTATGACATAATATCTGAATTATCCCAGTTAAGAGATTGTAGATTTTGTGCAATGGGCTTTTGGTGTGTTTGATAAATGAGCATAGGAACCCTTTCAAGTGATTCTCTTTACTCTTATAACTTACGATATTTAAATTAGATTGTCAACTCTATAATTTATAAATCTTAGTTAACATTTCTTCAAACTGCTCAACTTTCGTGAGTCTGTTGGGCCAATGAATATAATCTTTTTGTGGATTCTTTTTAAGGTTATTGAGCAAGGGGATTATTGCATTATAAAGTTTATCAATTTTATCTTGAACAGCATCTAGATTTTCAGCACTAGATGTGGATTTTTGAGTGAGTTCTTGTACGGTCTCTAATTCATCTTCAGTAACTGCTGTAAATCCAAAGTCAAAAATATCATCACTCATCTTTTGTTTCCCTCAATCTTCTTGCAATATAATCGTGATAAGATTCTTGCTTTTCAGTTTGCATTTCTTTAATTTGTCTGCTTCTATTTTGCATATTTCTTATATTCTCTCTAAAATTTTCAGTTCTCTCTTTATGATACATATCAGATAATTCTCTTAAAAATTTTGGATCAGTTTTACGCTGAGTTTTTCTTTTTATAAAATTTAACCAAGAAATAGCCATATCATGTATCATAAAGCAATCCCTTGATCTTCTACCTTTGGATAAAGTTCTCTTGGCATAGCAACAATTGGAATACGTTTTGCAGGATCATCTGAACCGTTTGGTTTTTTAGGAACACATCCTATTTCCAATGGCACAAAATTTCCTTCTCCATATTGTCTAGATAATTCATTATACATTGTTGTACCAAGACCTCTTATATTTGCTTTTGCGAATACAACACATTCTTGAGAAGTCTTAAAATTTTGGCCTTGAATAACATACGCTTGCCCATCGTTTAAACTAAACAAAGAGTACAATATCCATGCAGCATAATTCATTGGTCTATTCCACCTGGAGTAAATTTATTTCCATTTAAAATTAGACATGAAAACCCCTCACCTTTAAATATAATAGAAAAAGTTCCAGTATCTGGATTAACAAACATTGAAGTAATTCCGTTCAACTGTTTAGCATATTCTGGTGGATAATTAGGTGGTATTACAAAGGTTATTCCAAAAGCATCAAATAATTTCTTTTCTCCATATTGATCAATTATTTCTTTTATTTTTTTTGGTTCATCACATATACTTCTCATAGCAACGGGTGTAGAAGTACTAGGGTCCATTTGAGGCATCTCTTGTGGAGATTCTTTCGGGACTTTATCTTTACTTTGAGCGAATGCACTTGAAATTAAAACAAAAGATAAAATCAAGGCATAATATAATTTAACCATTTAACAATTCCTTTATACGTTTTATATAACCATATTTCTCTCTTGTTTCGTCTGCCAAGTGTTTTTTCAATAGTTCAATTTGATTATATTGTTCTGATATAATTTTGCGACATTGGGCTATCTCGTCGTTTTCAGTTAACTTTATCATAAAAAAAACTCCGTTATTCAGTAATATTTATACAAATTATACAGAAATTATTTCGTGATGTTACGTCATCATATCACTTTTAATTTCTTTTATATCTTTCCCAAAAAAACTTTTTTGAAGTTTTACTTTTGAATGATATCTACAAGTATTCAAATCGTCAATTATTTTTGCTGAAACTATGCAATTATTACATCTAATTTCTTCTAACTTTTCGTATATTCTTTCATTATAGTGGATCAAAGAATTATACTCTGAGGACTCAATTATTTCATAAAATAGATCGCTACCTATTTGATATTTGATATTTTCAAAATAAAAAAAGAATTGTTCATCTGCATTTTTTAATTTTTTAATTTTTTTTACCCAAGCGATGCTTAAAAAATCAAACGCATAAGATTCATCAACTTCAATAGTAACCATGAGATAAGTACCTATTATAATTATTCCAAGTACCTAAATCTATATACTTTCTACCATCAACAATCTTAAAACCTAATGAATTAACTATATCTCCGACCTCAGTGTATTTTTTAAATAGGTTTTGTTCATAAGCATCAATTAGGTTTTTTCCATCAAATTTTAGCACACCCCAAAACCTATTTGATAACATTCTTTCCATTTTAGATTTAACTTTAAAATTTTTCATATTTTTTTCCAATCTATCAACTTTAGATTCGTCATCAGTAATAAATGTTCCAGCAACTACGCCTTTAATTGAGGCCATTTCAATAAAGGGGTTATTCTCAAAAATAGTATCAGGCATACCAAAAAATAATATATCATTTTTAGTCGTATGATTATAATCTAAAAACTCAACTAACACGTTTGCGAAACCAGATTTTTTCTGACAAATATGAATAAAATTATCATTAGTAAAAAAAGAAGTAACATCACTTTTTAATTCATCACCATGAATAAATATTATTTTTTTAGCACCTGCATCTATCATCTTTGAAACCAAATGATTTGATACTGGATTATAGTATTTGTAATTTCTTTGAGGTAACATTTCTTTTGAAAATGTCATTCCTAATCTTGTCCCAAAACCACCTATAGGTACAATTCCTGTTATCATATAATATCACAATTCTTTAATCTATTTTCAATATCTAAATAATCATTGGTAAGCAATCCATCTCCCATATAGTTAGCATGATTTCTAGTTGAAATTATATGTAATTCGTTTAATTTTACACGATCTATTAATATTTTTTTCAGATGGTACTCAATCGCATTAGACCAAGGGTCTTTACTATTTTTTGTAGTTACAAGATTTAAGGGAAATAGATGTTTTATTTTTTTAGGTAAAAAACAAATTATACTAGCGTTAGGTAAAAATCTATCGTTTTGTTTTATTGTGTGAACGCCTTTACCAAATCTTGCATATGCTAGGCTAAAGTCAGAATTAAGCAATTCTTTTAATGTTTTTCCATTTGTAAAAAAATGATCTTCTGTGAGTAATAAAACTTTTTCATCTCTATTTTTTACCTCACTAAAAATAGTATTATATCCCTCAGTAAAAATTTTTAAATTTCTACTACCCAATGATCCAGAAGTTTTTTGATTATTTGAAATTTCTGGAGAAATATTTGTATCATTTGGATAGGATGTTTTCTTATAGATTATATTATCTACTCCACATATTTTTTCAAAATTATCATATTCAGATACATCTTTGTCATAAAAACATACACAATTTATTTCTGCGTTAGGCATAAAATACCTAACACTCTTTACTGTTAAATTTAAAGTTTTATTTCTAAAATAATTTCTAAAATATATTATCATAATCACTCATATGTTATTTTTTTTCCTACTTTACGAAATCTCTTATTATAACCACGTTTGATTTTTTTAAGTTGTCCCTTACTCCAGTTGTAATATTTACGAGCCTTAGTAAGACCATCGTACTCATCACCGCCCTTCATAGGAATCCTACTCATAAGTTTCCCCAGTTTCTCGGAAAAAGTTCTCAGACCAAAATGCTTTGTCATCAATCCAAATATCATAATGTTCTTTTTTACCAACACTCAATTCGTGATATTTTGCACCCCAAGCCATAAGTTGTCTCCTAGTAAGAGGTTCATAATCAACACCACTCACACAACCTCTTGCAGTCATATATTTTATAGTATGACCAGCATCATATAATTTATTTACCTTTTCAATCCTATTCATCATGGGTTCATGCAATTCATAGTCTTTTTTACCATCAGGTTTTAAAACCTCATTACAAATCGTTCCATCAATATCAATAACATATTTCATTTTTTATTTCCTCATCATTTGAATTAATAATTAAGTCAATAGGCATAGACACTCTTAGAGGTGCTAAACTTTGTTTTACTGAATGATATATGTAGGCTGGCATTACAAGAACATCTCCAGTTTTTGGTGTAAATTCTATAGAACCATAATGGTCTAAAAATTCAGTTTTATAACCTTTAGATGCTATCGCCCATCTTGGATCATGCAGAACTATTTGTCCATCTTCTGCATCTGCATATAAGTAGACAACTGAAATAAAATCAACCTCTTGATGTTGATGAATTGGCATTGACCCCCTACCACGATTAATATTAAACGCAGATGAATATCTGTAATCAAAATCTTTTAAATTGATACCCAAAACCTTATCAAAATATTCACCAAAAAATCTATCTGCACAAGTTCTAAGCAGCAAATCTTCCTCTATATCAATTTGCCCAATATGCATACCCTTATCAGATTTATCACCTAAACCTTTAAAGTTTTTTCTTTTTTTATTTCCTGTTTTGGAGTCAACACTATGAGCAATCATTATATCAGTAAACAATCTATCACACTCAGTCTTAGTGATTGATGTTTTTAATATAGGTGATACCCAACAATTGTTGACCCCATTTTTAATATTTAGAGTCAAATATCACTCTCAACATATTTTTCCACCATTTCAAGTAAATCGTGGTATTTTGCAACTTGTTCCATTTCCATTTCCATTGCTTCAATAATATCTGGATGTTCTCCAACTCCAGCAGCATTATGAAGATACACTTCAAAATTGGCTAGGTGTTTATCAATATGGCCTTGAGAATGGCTTTTAAATGCTCTTATTAATAATTCACGCATCGCTCTCTCCTTATTTTATAATTCGGATAAGATTACGGTATTAGTATGATCTATGTAATCATTTGTTGAAAATACTCTCACTACAGTCTCTCTTACCATTTTACCATTACGTCTTTTGTATGTTACCAGTTCTTGCCTAGAAACATTGTTAGTTCCATTTTCTGTAGCAAATTTAAGTGGACCATCTTCTGGAAAAGTTTTATTAGCGATAGGATCATTCCAACCCACTGAGCGAGGTTCACTTATAATATCTTGTGCTTTTATAACCTTCATAATAATCAGTTCCTTATACTATACTTGAATATCTATGCTTTTTGGTTTAACCCCCTCAACTTGTGGTATATGCATTTTTTTACCATCTGCACCATATGTACCAGCATGACCTTCATATGAGTTACCTAATGCTTTTTGTGGTTGTCTCACTGTTAACTCAGTTCTACGGCGAGTTTGTTCAACTATATTCATTTGAAGTTCTTTCGCTGCTTGAGTCTTTACAATTAGTTCCAGTGGTTGACTCGCATAATTATGTGAATATGCTGGCCCTTTAATATCCATTATTTCATAACATCCTTTACAATGGTAAGCAATGATCTTTTACTTTGGCGTCTGTCTAATTCTACACCTTTAGTTCTTGCAAATTCTTCTAATTCTCTTTTAGACATATTTTCAATCTCAGAAAAATCTTCTTCTACTACTACTACTGGCTCTGGCTCTGGTTTTGGAGCAGGTGGTACTGGTTGACCTAAAGTACCATTCCATTCATCAATATCCGATTGAGATATTGTTTTTGCCACAAGTAACTCTCTACCTTTCATCCAACCACTAATTGTTGGATGTGAGCCTTTTGCCCATGCGGGGGGTTTAATTGCCATTTGAAATATCCTTTGTTAGTTTATATAGTGCTATTTATAATTGGTGCGAGAGGTAGGATTTGAACCTACGATCAAACCGTTATGAGCGGTGCGCATTAACCACTATGCTACTCTCGCGTTATTTGGTACTCCCACCCAGACTTGAACTGGGACGCCACTATGGGCAACAGATTTTAAGTCTGGTGTGTCTACCTATTCCACCATGGGAGCGTTATTACAATTTTCAAATACTTCTTTTATAGTATCGCCTTTAACATTCTTTGGTATTACAAAACTAGCGATTCTTGTTCGTTTTGAATTATCATAAATTACAATCACATCTCTTTGTTTAATAAAATAAAACGCTCCTTGTGTTGGAAACATCCTAGTGTCATCACCTATCCATAATGATCCTGCAACTATTAAGCATGTAAGCATTGCAATCTCCTTATTTTATTCCTTATGCTACTCTTGCATATTCTTGATGGACTACAACTTTAGCGTCCAATATATTTGCCACTTGTTTGGCTTGTTCTTTTGTATCAAACACTAAATCAATTATTTCTGGAATCTGATAAACTTTATATCCCAGATCACCAGACATTACGATACGTTCTACAATTTTACCATTTCGTTCTAATTTATACAACTCGTTATTCCTTATATTAGGGTCAAGGGTGGAGACTATGCACAATCTCCACCCCCTATTTGTCTTTCTCGTTGACAATTCCGCTCTGGTTTTCGTCGGTACAGAGTATTCACCGACCTAGAATGACCTTGCAAGGCTTCAAAACAACTAGGATTTCACTGAATGATTTTTTAAACTCCAACACTTCGTGTTCCAATTTAACTTTTCACTCAGTTTCTTGGCGGTCTCTGCAAGACTCGAACTTGCAACCTACGGCTTAGAAGGCCGTTGCTCTATCCATTGAGCCAAGAGACCAAAACTTTTATTTTGGTAATTCTTCAACAAACTCTTTTCTTTTAAGTCTTTTATTCATCAACTTTACAGCCTCAACATAACCTAGATCACCTTTAACCTTTCGCCATGTATATGCGATGCCGCCTTTTGCACTACCAGAATAATTACCTCTACGAACCCAAACAGCATAACCACCTTCATCTGGTTGTTTACCATGCATAGAATCTTTACGACCAATACCATACAAGGTATTATTTTTATCGCGAGAATCTTTTATGGTCTGTTTATAAATCATGGTAACACTTTCATAATTCTTTCTACTCTTATAATTTAGCATAGTTAAGAAGGCTTGTCAACTCTTTTTTGATATTTCTTTCTTTAATTCATTTATCATCGCATCCATTAGTAAGTCCCAATCAACAACATACTTACCATCGTCATTTAACCAATACCAATCTTTAGACTGCAAAACTTTCTCCACAACCACATTGTGCTTTTGCATTTGGATTTTGTACTATTAAATAATTACCACCAAGTTCTGTTATGTAATCAACAGTACATCCAAAGACAAACATTTCTGCCATAGCATCAAGAACCAATATATTATCAATCAGAGTGCCTTTTGAATTATCCTCAACATACGACCATTCATATTTAAAACCACTACAACCGCCACCCTTTACCTCAAGAAGTACATAATTTTTCTCAGCCAAAACTAACTGATGGGTCATATATTCTTTTGCCTTGTCTGTGACGTTTAATATCATTATTTTAAATCACCACTTTTGATAATGGCATCAACAAGTTTTTGATAATCAATTTCATGATTTTTAGAATGACTTGCACTATCTTTTGCCATAGGCATTTGCTCCAATTCCATTACACTACGAAAATTGCTCTTTGCCGTTTTTCTAATAGCCAAATTTTGCATTGTTGACATTACCGTGGCTGTACGTCCATATGAATTAATCCGCATTTACAAACTCCATAAGTTTTCTATCACTACTTTCTAGAACGACCATATCACCGAAATGTTTATCAAAAATCTTAACTAATTTCCAATAATCTGTACCAGAACACATTTCCGACATAATAGGTGATGCTCTCATACCCTTATGGTGCGCTAATTTTTTTGCATATGCAAGTAGTTGAAAAGCATTACCATCTGGCCCATCAAGATCAATTATAATATCTGATTGTGGTGTTTTTGCGCGTATCATTCTAAATCGCCATCATCTTGGTTTGAGATGTGAATATCAAGTATTACTTTCATATTCCTCATCATGCTTTCAACAGCAGAACTCAATACATCAATCCTATGATTGAGATTTGCAACTGTATCTCCAACTAGTTCTAACATATCTTCCTTAGTCGCAAAATCATTATCATCCATAGATTTCCATCCCATCATATTCAGTTTGATATACTGGTTCACCGTACCGATAATTACCTATCCACATTACATTTGAAGTATCTTCATACCACATCTGTACATTTTCGTAATAAGAAGATACTGTTGTCCAAGTTCCGTTACCCTTGGCCCATTTTCCAAAGTCGGCTTGCATCATATTAGATTGCTCACCTTGGGCAGTCATAGGATTGATCCTAGCATCTTCTTCACACCGAAAATAATGCCAGTTAGAGTCATTAGTAGCAGGTTGTGGGGTATTCATATCAATCATGATTCTCTCTTTTTTTGATTACATATATTTTATAGCATACTTAATAGGGTGTGTCAACAAGCATTTTTTCCATAGTTAACTTTGCAAACTTGTTAGTCACTCTCATTTTCTTATAGTAACTATCTGCGTTATTATGAGTAAATCCAGACCCCCACTCAGAAAGTACAAAATTTTTGTTTTGAGAATCCCAATTATACGCCTTTACAGTCCAATATGCATTTTCACTCATAGCGATTTCCCTTGCCATTATTTAGTGATTTTCTATTATCGCATATTTTTTTTAGATTGTCAAGTATTTTCTCAACCTATCAATCTCTTTGCTCCAATCGTCACAAGGATCATCAACTGGGGCAGGTTTTTCGTGATGCATGTATTACCGCACTTGTAGTTAATCTCATACTATATTTAGTGTTTTTTACGGCTTTAGGTACAAGTTTTCCAACTACTATAAAGCATACGCTCTTTTGAGAAAGCATCTATCTCCCAAGGCTTTTCATCATAGTCAAGATCACCAAAATAATCACCATGCCAAGTTTTTTCATCAACACAGAAAAATCCATGTAACACTTGCTGGACATGAACAATTTCGTGGAATATTGTTTTGACGATTTCATCTATAGGTTTCTTACTATTGATTTCAATAACAGCAACACCTTCTTCCTCATCACCAATACCATCAAAATAACCACAAGTATCATTATTTTCTGCTTTGAATACTATTTGAAGTTCTTCTAATTCTTCTAATTCTAGAACTCTATCTGCATGATTCACAATAGAATCAAGCATCTCATCTGAGATTTTTGAAGGTCTATTTAAGATTTCTAATATCATATGATTCTCTCACGCTTTCTTATTACACCTTAAAGTATCATATAATTAAATTACTGTCAAGTATATTTTTAGGGTTGACGAATCATCCAATCGTATGTATAATAAGGAGACTCCTTTATGATGAGGGTAGTATACTATTTGCGCTTTGGATAAACCACTTCAACATTATCAGGTAATTTTACTAAAGATTTACCCTTCACTTGATGAATAACGAATTGAGTTTTTGGAAACTCTCTAAATAGTCCATGCCAAATAGGTCTCCAATTTTCTGTCAATCTTTGAGTGTTTAAATTATCTCTTGGAGAGGGTAAATATACATCTGAGTGACTTGTAATATCAAAACCAAACATTGAATCAAACCCATACATATGAATCTCTTCTCTTTTTAATTTATTTGCAGTGTAATGTGTTGCCATATGCCCACAATTAAAATCTGTATAGTTTGAAGCATATTTAGGTAGAACTGTATAAAACTCTTTAATTTGTTTTGAATAATGGATATAGAAATCATTTCTCATTTCCATCCAATGCTTTGGTCTAGCACCTAATACCCAATCCCCAAGAACTTGAACACTTCCTGTTGATATGGCTTTCATCATTTTAAAATCAACCATCACTGTTGTATATACATTGTTAACTTCCATAGGTGGAAGATTACATACGATCTTTAAACCCTTTGATGGATTATATAAGCCAGCACTTTTTCCGTTACCAATAATATGTGCTACACTAGGCATTAGAATCTTCCATAATTTCCATTCCCATTTTACTCATAATTCGCGCTTTTCCTTTTCTACCTGTCCAATGAATCGCCTTTGCATTGTCACTTTTTTGATTATCATTCTCAAATTGTAATCTTAACCAATTATATTCATTTGGAATATCAGTAATATGTATCATTCTATTAAGTGGGGCTGTTAACAATGCATGGAGTACTTCCTGATCGCCTCTCTGACCATGACCACCTTTTTCAATATATTGCGACCATTTCTTTAAAATTTCTGGACAATCTTTGAATGCAACAATTCCAGAATTATGCCAAGTTTGCTTCATTCTTGTTGACCATGGGTGGTCTTGAACCATTCCTAATTTGTTAGGAACAACATAACTAAAAATATCTGATATATCTGCTAAAACTTCTATGTCACTATCTATCCAGCAACTATAATTTGAAATTTTAGAACAATTTATCATCGCTTTTGGTTTTTTAAACCAATTAACTAATTTTTTTGGATTACCAATCGTAGAATCTGCAATTGTGTTTCGCATGTCTATAACATGATCAAAACCTAAGTGTGATAACATATTTTTTAATTCTAAACTAACACCAAAGTCTGCAAAAACTAAAGGAATATCATTATGGGTTTTATAATTTTCAACAAACCAAGGAAGCATCCATTCAGTATTTTCATCACAACCAGTGATGAAACATTTATCAAATAATATCATATTTACCCTTTCCTGTTTCAATCGTCTTTTTATAAGAGTGTTTACTTGCACATCCGATTTCTCTTTGTATAGTTGTGAAAGTATCCTTTACAGTAATAGGAAATGGACTCCATTCATGTAAAAAATAAAATCTTCTATTATCAATAAAAACATCAGTTGGGCAAGGGTCATTTTTTGCTCTAACGACAAGTTGGTGTGCTGCCTTATAGTTAATCATGTAAGCATGTGCGCCTGGAAGGTAAGATTTTGATTGTAATTTATTTAAACCAATAGTATTTGGAGTTTCATATGAACCATAAGATGGTTCCCCCAAAGATACTAATAGTGGCTCTGTGTTGATCTCAAGCATACTTATATTTGGGATATTTCCTTCAAAAACTGCATCATGCTCCAAAATTAAATAAGATTGATCTTTTTCTTCTTCACATTTTTTCCAAAGACTATGATGAGATAAAAATGCTGCCATACATCTTTCGGTTCTAGACCATTTTTCATTAAATCTAAAAGTTGGTATATTGCGCTCGTCCATCATTCTTGAAGGATCATCTTTTGGCGTTATCGCAGGAAACATCTCTACCGTCACACCATATTCAGCAGCAGATTGAATACACTTTTCCGCTGCCTTGACAGATTTTTCCATATCCATAATTGTTATTACATATGATTTCATAGTTTTCTCTTATTTCTATTTGATGCAATTGCAGCATTTAAAATATTAAGATGCTGATCCCTACTTTCCGCTGAATGCTGCAAAGCAAGTGTGTCTTTTGGAAAACAAGCACCGCCAAAACCTCTATCACCATCTGGACCTGGAACACTTATATGTGAATATCCAATCCTTTCATCCATACCTACGAGATATGATACTTCATCGTATTGGATATTCAAAGAAGCACAAAGATCATAAACTTCATTAAAAAACGCGACTTTTGTTGCTAGGAAAGAATTTCTAACATATTTAGTTATGATGAGTTCAGGAATTGATGATCGGACTGCATCAAACTTTTTGCAAGGTTCAAAAACATTAATCCAGAAATCTTCATTCCCACCACCGAAAAGCATTTTATCTTGATTTTTAAAATCTTCAGATGCTTTTGCAGCAGTTAAAAACTCTGGAGAAAAACATATATTTAAATGCGTATTATCTTTTTCAATTTCTCTCCAACCTTCTATTGATATAGTAGATTTTATAAGAACCTCTGTAACTTGACCATCTACAGCAGGAATTTTATTTAACATTTCAAAAATAATACTTACATCACACTCACCATACTGTCCTTGAGGGGTGGGCAAGCAAACTATGTAACCATCCTTTCCAACTTGATCTTCTACTGTGTCGTTTGAATATTGTGGGTCTACAATAATAATATTGTGATGATCTTTCAGTACGTCATGTACTGCCTTACCAACAAACCCATATCCTAATAGTACTAAAGAATGCATAATATACCTCAATAACTTTGTGCTAGTCTCCACATCAAATATTCTTTACTCTCAATAGGTAAGTACTTGTCAACCTCATGGGTTCTCAAATTTTTCACCATTGTTCCTGGAGTAGGATCAACAAAATGTGGCATACTGTATCTAGTCTTATGTATATGCGAATTAACTACTCTATGCTTAGTGCTTTTAAAGTAATCGTTTGTCCATCTCTGGAGTAGATCGCCAATATTCACAACCACACCGTCAACATCATATGGCACTGGATGCCACTCTCCTTTTAAGTCTTGAACTTGCAATCCTGGAACATCATTAATTTGCCACAGTAATGTGATAGTACCATAGTCACTATGTTCACCTATTCTCATTTGCTTATCTTCTACTGGACCATCATGGGCTGGGTAATGAATAACTCTTGTAGTGTTAAATGGTTTCATATGAGCGTCCACAAGAGTAGTGCCACATTTTAGAATTTCATCAAACCTACTAAGTATTCTAATCGTAAGTTTGTCTGCAACATCAATACTTTGTAATGCTGTTGCTTTAAATCCTGGAAGTTCTTTGGGCCAAAGATATTCGCTCATTCTTGTATTATTGTAATTGAAAGATTCTTTAATGTCTTTAGGTGCTGTTGGATCAACATTTTCATCACCCACCATGCTATATCCTAGATTGGTATCGCCTTCATATGGATATTTTTTCTTTATTTCATCAGGTAAATTGAAAAATGCTTTCATTTCGCTAAACCAACTAATTATGTCAGACTTTTCAATTTGAGTTAAACTATTAGTAAAAACTGCAAAACCCACAGATGTGTAGGCATCCTCAATATGCTGATTTGCATATGAAGAATTTAAATCAATCACTGGTATCATTTTTTTATTTCCTTTGGCTCTGGGGGAAGGACTCGAACCTTCACGAATATAAATAGTCTTTTACACTTAACTATATATCCACGATATAAACAGTATCGCGTGTCTACCTATTCCACCACCCCAGAATATGCGCTTTAGTTACTCTTTTGAGTTTCTAGAGCGGATATCATTCGTGTCAACCCTATACCACCACCAACTCTTGGGAAGAAATCAAACTCAAGAAACTTTTCAAGTTCTGCCTCAACCCTTTCATCTCCAAATAAACTCTTGATGAGTCCAGCATATTCACCATTAGAAATTGTATTAAATGTGTTTCTCATTTGTTCTTTGTCGGTACTGCGTTCTGCACTACCAATAGTTTCCATACCACCAAGGATAACATCAATTTTTCTACTTGTACCATCCTCGTTTCTAGACATATTCCAAAACGGACTTGTTATCTCTGGAAAATCTGTAATCATACAAGAACCGAATGATGCTTGCATTGCCAACTCATGTTGGGCATCCAATTCGGTATTTGCACTAACACCATAATGTTGCTGCCATTCTCCATACGTTTTCTCTGTGCAATCGTCAAAACCTAAGTGACTTACTAATTGTCTTTCCATAACTTTAAGATCATTAATATCACCTGCCATTTCAAATTCAAACATAGGAAAAATCGTATCGTGTCTACCTGGAATTGCGTTTGGTTCTTGTCTATATGAAGTGGAGACACAAAAAAATCCCTTCGCAGAGGGATCAGATAATAATTCATGTTCTAGCCACATTTGACCTGTTTGCGGTAAAGGCCAAACCTCACCTTCATAATTATAACTTGCTACATTTTCTGGGTCTTCACATGCTGCTAAAATGCTTAATCTATTTTGCGTATGTACTTCTTGAAACCCTCTGGTCAAAAAAAAGGAGCGTAAAAGCCCCACAGTGTTAGTAAATTTCTTTGGATTTATCAGTTGTGTCATTTTCTCTCTTTCTTTTAAAAAAAGAGGAAGCCAAGGCTTCCTCAACTCATTAGATGTATTTAGTAATATTTTTATTGTATATCTTCTATTTTATCACAAAGTTTTAAACTTTTTGCTTCCTCTGCGCTTAACCAAACATCTTCTGGTGGAAGAAGAAACTCTCTTACTTTTTTTTCATTCATCCCAGTGCATTTTTTGTAATGATTAATCATACGCTCGGTTGTGAGTTCCATCTCTTTCACTCTGGCAAACAATTCATGTTCTTTACCTACACTACCCCAAGAATATTGATGAGATAAAATTGCAGTATTTGGTGTTAAAATTCTTTTACCTTTTTGTCCAGATATAAATAAAAGCAAACCACAAGATGCAATCATACCTAATCCTACAGTCTTAACAGGAATTGTTGATGCTCTCAAAACATCAACTAATGCAAAGCAAGCATTAAGATCACCACCTCTTGAGCAAATACCTAAAGTCAATTCTTTTTGTCTATCACTTCTTTTCATATTTTCTGATAATATCCAATCAATAATTGGACTCATCGTATCCATAGACACATCACCCATAAACACATACATTCCATTTGAAATTAATTGCATTTTTGGTGGAATCATTGCTGGTTGTGAACCGCCATTTGTTGTATTATTCATATTAAATCAATCCTAAAGTTGGAGACTCCATTGGAGTCTCCATTAATAATTATTTAAGGTACTTTCGCGTTAATTCCTTCAACATAATAATTCATTGAATTTAACTGAAAATCAGTTGCGACCTCACCTTCAGCGAGTTGAAGATTTCCTTCATTATCATATAATGGCCCAGTGAAAGCAAAGTATTCGCCATTTTCAATTTGGTCTTTTACCTCTTGTGCTTTGGCGCGAACTGCATCTGGCATATTGGTAAATGGGGCCATTTGCACACCACCCTCTTTCATACCACCAAAATAGTTCTCACTCTCCCAAGTTCCATCAATAACTGCTCCAACTTTACGAATATAATAAGGAGTCCAGTTATCAATAGTTGCAGTCAATTGTGCATCTGGCGCGAACACAATTTGATCTGATGCCTGACCAAAGCCATGTCTACCTTGTGCCTCTGCTGCTTGCATTGGCGCAGGAGAGTCTGTGTGTTGTGCAATCATATCACAACCTTGGGACATGAGGGCTTTAGCAGCATCCGACTCTTTTCCGGGATCATACCAAGTATTTACCCATACAATATCCATTTCAACGTCTGGATTCATTCTACGTGCGCCCATAAAATAGGTATTAATTTCACGAATAACTTCTGGAATTGGATATGCTGCAACATAACAAATCTTATTTGTTTTTGTCATAAGTCCAGCAATAATACCTTGTACGTGTCGTGCTTGATATAATCTAAGCCCATAACTAGACATATTCTTTGCTTGCTTATATCCAGTTGCGTGTTCAAATTTTACATTAGGAAACATTTTCGCCATTTTTAGCGTTTGTTCCATATATCCAAAAGATGTTGTAAAAATAATATCAGCACCGTCCATTACCATACCACGAATAACTCTTGCAGCGTCTGGACCTTCTTTAACACTTTCTACATATACAGTTTCAACTTTGTCACCGAAATGGTCTTGCACTCCTTGGCGACCAATATCATGACGATATGTCCACCCATGATCACCAGTTGGTCCAACGTAGACAAACCCTACTTTTACTTTATCCCCAGCGAATGCGCTTGTTGCTAACATCATTCCCGCTGCTACGATTGCTAAAAGTTTTTTCATTTGTTTTTAACCTTTCTTGGTTGTTTAAAATGGACTATGTGTCCATAATTGATTTATAAGATTTTTAAGATCGTTTCCTTGTAAACTTTTACTATCAGATACAACCCAAGCAGTTGCACCTTCGTTACCTAATAATTCACCATTATAACTTAGATAATACGGTAGATATCCCAGACATTCATAAGACTTATTATTTTTTTCAAAAAAATCTGCTAGAAAATACCCATCTGGATTTATACTGCCCCACACATCGTTCATAAATTCATTTATTATAATCACTACATTATCATTCAAATAATCATCACATAAAGTCAATACTTCATTCACCCTATTTCTTTTCAAATCTAAATCCTCATTTAAAGAAATTGTAGGTTCTCTTAAATCTATCTCCAAAATAGAGATTTTTTTATTCTTATCTTCTAAAACTGATGTTATTGTATCCAAAACATCGCCACTATAAAACTCAATCTTATTATCATATTCTTTTAAATCTTGAAGATCAAATGCACATATATCTCCAACCCACTGTTTGTCTAATAACTTTTTTGTTAGACCTAAAAAATTATCAGACCCTATATCTAAAGCAAGACCATTATTAGCATAATCTATACAGTAATAATAGAAATCATTTAATCTTTCAAATTTTTTTGCGTTTAGAGCAGCATAAAAGATATCAATCTTTTTCAATATAATTTACCTATTGAGTTGTTGTTGATTTTAAACCTTGAATTTCGGTATAGAAAATTTTAGTAACCCCCATATCATCAACTAATTGTTTACACATAATAGCGTCATTAGGCCAAAGCCCATAATTAAATACATTTGATATGAGTTTTTCGGCCCCCTCTGGTTTAATAATATATGCAGAATTTCCCGCCAAACCTTGAGGAATATTCCATTCGTCAATATGAGGTATCCCTTGAATTGGATTATGGTTTCGCTGAATAATATCATGATATTGCCTAGCGCGTCTTGTTGCACCAATAGGATTATTTATCCCCACTACTTTATATTTTGAATCTAAAATATATTGATAATCTAATTTTTTAACAAATTTGGCATCATGCTCCAATATAAGAATTGGTTCTTTTATTTCAAAACATTTCGTCCATAATCTAAAATGACTTATAGCACAAGCAATTCTTCTTTCTTTGATCGCTGTAGGATATGCAGATTTAGTAAGACCTGTTGCAATATCGGTAACCTTACCTTCCCATGGATAATTCCAAAATAAATCCCAATCAAGCAACTGTCTATTAGCATTTTTTTCATTTGTAGCATCAAATCTCTCTACATAGAAATCACAATTTAGTTCTTTAGCACTTTGCCATACTTTGTTAAAACCATTTTCACTTAGTTCATCATCTTTTAGGGTTATACAATATGCCTTCATATTAATCCCCTTTCCTTCAATTCTCTATATATTTGAATTTTTGGAGTCCATGGGCCACCTAATGATCTTCTAGGCCGAATATGTATTATTTCAGAATTATTATTATTTTCATAACTACTAGAATCCCATTGACCTCTATCAATATGATATTTGGATTCATTTTTAATATCCGTTTTAACAGCAAGTCTGTGCATCATTCCTTCATCAAAAAACTCATTATTAAATTGAGAAAGTTCACCAATAACTATATGCTGTCGCAATTTTTTTCTCATTTCTCTTTCTAATCTATATATTGCACCACCCCAAAATGCATTATTAATATTAGACAACATAGGATGTTTCATTACTACTTTTTTATGAATTTTTGGTTGTAATCCAAAATACCTACCAATACCAGTTTCTTCTGTGAATATATTTTTTGTTTTTTTAAGTTTGTTTGTAAACATATCAGGGTCTAACATTACTACGATATCGTAATCATCAAAAACTTCATTTAACATATGAAGTTTTTGCCCTTGTGGACACAGCCCATCTAAAAAATATCCCTCTATTAATCTATGTTCAGCCCCACAATATTCGGCATAAGACTTCATATCTTCAATAGATGATTTTTCTAATTCGCTTAATTTACCAACCCAATGTTGGAGTATTATATTTTTTGACATATTTAATTCACTTTATAATAAAATTTGTACCAATTTACGAAATTTTCTATTCCTTCACCAATTGATACTTTTGGATTATATCCTAGTTTTTTTATTTTAGTTGTATCAGACCATGTAGTTTGAGTATCTGCTGGATGCATAGGCACCATTTCTTTGATCGCTTTTATATTTAAGTTATTTTCAATTTCATGAACAAAATCTAGCAATTTAACTTTTTCGCCGCGACCAATGTTATATATTTCTTTGCCATCAGCGGTCAAAAGAAGTAAGATTCCGTTTACAATATCATCAATATAAGTAAAATCTCTAGTCATATCTCCATTGTTGAATAGCTTTATAGGATTGCCCGCAATAATGTTTTTAGTAAAGTCAAATAGTGCCATGTCGGGGCGACCCCAAGGACCATATACAGTAAAAAATCTAAGTCCAGTAGTATTTTTAATTTTGCTGGTTTTGAACTGAGATTCTGTAGTCGCTTTTGTAAAGCCGTAAGGATTTAATTGGTGACCTAAGTTCACATCCTCTTTCCAAGGCAGTGGATTACCCGCCATGACGCACGATGTTGACGCATATAAAATTCTATTTACGCCGTCTTTCTCACACCTGTCAATTAAGTTTTGTGATGCGATAATGTTATTCTGGATATAAAGATGCGGGTCTAACATTGAGTGTCTAACACCAGCATATGCCGCAAGATGTATGACGGTTTCAACACCGTCTAAAGACGGTTGAGGTATAGTAAGCCTATGTGCATTTTTATAAAATTTGAACGCATCAGAGGTTAGATTGCATTCAAATACTTCTATTCCCAAATCAGACAATTTAGATGCTCTGATCCTCTTTAGTGATGGATCATAATAATCATTAAAGCTGTCTAATCCCGAAACGTCATGTCCTTGGGAGAATAGCTTTCTTGCAAGATGGTAACCGATAAATCCAGCTATACCTGTAATAAAAATTTTACTCATTTACATTTTTCTGCAATTATCATTACGCACCAACTCTTTTTAATACGGTGTATCCAACATTAGGTAAAAACTTTTCATGTAAAACCCAAGGGTTAATCTTACTACAAAATTTTTCGATTCCTTGTGCCAGATCGCGTCTTGCTGTTGTATCATGAAATACTATGTATTTTTGCACAGTATTAGCGTGTGCCTTTAATTCACTTTCCATATGTGGTCTTAAATGCACTGAGTCTATAAGTAGAACGTCAACTTCGCTAACACAATCAGGATGCCTTGAATCACATTCCATAACATTCAATTCAATATTATTTTTACTACACCAATCATCAAAAAGATGTTTGTGGGGATTAAATCTACTCATATTAATATCAACCAAATCAACTCTTATTGGATGAGGTGTAGAAAACAACGCAGCGGCGGCGGTCCCACCTTGCATTGTACCAAGTTCTTTGTATGTCTTACTTTCGCTCAAACACTCTTGAATAGCGTTATGCATTGCACAATAATGTTCTCCATGCGCTTGTTCTTGTTGATTAACAATAGATTTATACCATTCTTCTAAAGTATCTATTCCTAACAAATCTGCTTTAATCATTTAATAAAATCCTTTATTACGCCCACACTAGATGATCTCAATTCTCTTGACTTTATATATGCGATTGGTGAAGGCGCATAGTAATATAATGGAAATTGGCTTGTATTTATTAACAAATCGTTTTGCGTCCATCCATTTTTAATACAATCTTGTATTAAATGCTCACATGCCGCTGGTGTTATTAAATATGCAGTATTACCAGACATACATTTTACACCATTGGGTTGTGAATAAAATATTTCATGCACACCACTACCATTTTTTTCATATTTTTCTTTATTTTTTTCGGTATTGTACCAAGGCCAATTCCATAAAATGGTATCAGTACTTAATTGCATTGCAAGTTTTTCTTTTGGGTCAAACTCTGGTATATTGTTGTCTAATACACACTCAGTATCATGCTCAACTATAACCATATTTTTTCCAGATTCAGCACATCTATTCCATAACTCGTAATGGGAATAAAAACAACATTTCTTTGAATGTATTTTCACTAATGGTCTATCTTGATGTAGTGTTCTCTCAGTGGTTTTCAAATTATATTTATTGTGATATTTATGTAAGTTTAATGGATTACAACCATCAAATATTTCAACATCCCAACCTTTAAAATTATTAAAAGATTGTCTACAAAGTAGAGCATTTTCAGATGATTTTTCTGATATAGAATTATATATTATATTAGTTTTCATTCAATTCTCAATATTAATCTTCACACCAATAGTTTTTTTGTGCAGGTGTATCAAAATCAAAACCCCACTGCTCAATATCATTTTTATACCAATCCGCAACAATTTGAATCGTCTCTGGTGTATATATGTCTTGATAACGCTTATCATTAACAGCAGTTACATTTCTTGGTCCTGTCATAAATGGCAAATTTAAATATTTACATATCTCTTCATCTAAATGCTCAAGTCGTAAAATATCACAACGCATAATACCTTTATCACAAGTTACATAATCTTTTGCTGGATACCAACCACGAATGGCTCTGTGCCACATGTATTCATGTCCACCCCATTTATGCCTTTCCTCAAGAAAAGCCTCAAATGATGAGCAATCTGAATATTCAGTCTCACCATAATGATCTGAATTTTCTTCAAGGTAAATAACCTTTTTAGCAAAAAAGTAACGAGAAACAACTCTGTCCCAAGGATTTCTTACAATCGCAAAAAACTGCATTTTGTCTTGTAAACCCTTGCTAATATCTTTCCATCTAGCGTGTTCAAAACCATCATGCTCACCAAGCGATTGCATTTTATTTCTAACCGCTTGGGTGTATTCGCCAGTTTTGTGAGTTTGTGGTGCTGCAATCATTACTTTAGGTCTAGCAATATTGCTACGTCTAATACTCATTCCACCGTTTTTCGGAATATGGATAAAAAACTTTTGTATCATTCTACAACCTTTCTCAATTCTTCTACATTCTCACCACGATTTGGTAGTTTATCTTTTAAGAAGAAATGCACAAAGTGACATTCTTTAATTTTAGTGTTAGCAGTGAACAAACCATTCCATTTCCAATCTAAATGCTTGATTGCCATTTTTTCCTCTCTAATCCAAGTATTGAGAAGTGTTTGGTCTGTTGACCATTTCCAAGCACCCATACCATCAACAAAAGGTTTGAACTCTGGTCTACGAATAAATTGTGCTGGAGTTTCACCTTTCAAGTACTTTTCAATTGATTTGTTCATAACCATGATGCCCATATTGAAAAACTGACCACCTGTTTTATTATTCCATTTCCAATCAACAGATTTAATCGTGCTGTATTGCATTCTAGAATAATTGGCAATTTTTGCCATATACTGATTATTGATAGGCATTTCTCTTTCACAAACAGCACCAAAATCATAACCTTCAGGTAGTTCATCAAAGATATTTGGAGCGTCTGGACGAATCCACACATCAGCATCAATAATTGCTACTTGATCGTATGATCTAAGATAAGTGAATGCATTTTCTTTTTCATATATTGGAAGATAGCCACCATGCTTTTCATACGATTCTTTACTACGGTTTGTAGAAAATACATCAGGCTTAATCATAAGAATAGGTGATCTTTGAACTTCATAATCTATGCTGTGACGTTTACAATAATCTTTCACAGACTGTGTACAATGGTCATAAAGTTTTGAACGCTTTCCAACGTAAACTTGATATATAAGTCTTTTCATAATACATTCCAATTTTATTTACAGCGAGGACACTCGCATTTTATACAAACATCATTTCTGCAAGACTTACATTCTTTCTCGCAGTGAGATTTACACTTACAATTATAACACACATCTCTGATCGTGTTAATATTTTTCATTTCTTGTGTAGAACTTCTTTAGCATAAAATGCTGCAACAATAGCAGCAACAGAAACAAAGTATGTAGGGGCCATATCACCAAGAATATTAGGTGCTTTTTCAAGACCTACCCATGCAGCGAGGACAACAGCAAATGGATATAGTAACATTCCAGCAAGCGCGAACCATGCCATTGCTCTTTGAGCATCTTGCTTCTTGTCCTCATTTTCCATATCAGAACGTAAATCTTCTAGTTCAATCATTCTTTTTTCATTTGCCATTTCATCATCAGAGATGATTCCATCCCCGTCCCTATCTAGGTATTCATACTTTGATTCATGTTCAAGTTGCTTTGGTTTTTTATTTGCCATGTTCTTTCCTTAGATTGATCATAACAAAAAATTCAATTATTCTTCTTTTGATTCTTCAGAACTGTTGCTCTCTTCATCTGCTTTGGCGGCAGCAATGATACCTTCAACAATAGCATGTACTTTATCATACACGAAACCAACAGTGGTTAAATCTTGTGCTTTAAAAATTCCTGCTTGGCTTGATGCATCAAATACTTGTCTGATAACCATAAGATCGTTTGGTGTAATGTCAACTTTTGGCATTTCATTCGTTTGTTCATTTTCAGTAGTCATTTTTTTCTCCATAAGAATTTTATTTACTTAGTATATAGTACAAAATTAAGTGTGACAATTAAAATTTAGTAAATCCAGTTGGTATGGTATAATCAGACCCACCCCAAGTAAGTGTAAAATCGTTGCCGCCATTATTTGACACCGAGGCCACGACAAAAGCATATCCTTCATTAGCATATGATAAAGGAAATCCAGCACCGCCAGCACCTGGATCTCCACAACCCGACCCCCAAGTGCCATTTTTACCAATCCATATCTTTTCTGCATCAGTATCGTATGCAATTGTAAATACATCATTCAATACATATGCGCCAAGACCGCTGGTTTGGTTGTTTCCAGCAGCGATATAATTGCCACCAGTGTCTGTATATGCATACGCTGAAGTTGTACCTGAAGTAGTGTATCCACCAGTAGAAGCATTGTTGTGAGAAGCAGTTCGTTCTCCTACTCCAAGCATAAATGATCCAAAAGAACCATCTGTTGATGTCCATTTTGCTTCAATATATCTCTTACCAGTAGGCCAACTTGCTGCGGCTTCAGTAGCACCTTCTGGAAAATAATTATAATTAGAACCAGAAGCAGCGGAGGCATAATTAAATTGAGTAACACCAGTAGATGTTGGTTCAACATAATTGGAACCTCTAGTTTGTCGTGCTGCAATAGTAATGGTCAGACTAAATGCCAAGGATATTAACGATGTTATAGGAGTTGCTAAAACTCCATCGGAAGCCTTTACTCTAAAAGAAAAATCTCCAGCGTTTGCCTCTGCTGTAGATGGTGTAAGAGTAAAAACGCCGTTAGATTGAGACAATGCAGTGACTTGTGATGGTAAACTATCAGCATTATATAGGGTTGATCCACTATACGCATCCCAATCATAAGTCACTGGGAATCCAGATTCATCAGTTGCAACAGCAGTAATAGTTGATGTTGTACCATCAGCATTCAAAGAAAGAGATGCTGCTGGTGTTGTGGTAAATCTAGGGCCAATTTGAGTTCCTATGGACATTCTCTGCCATGCAACACCATCCCACATATATGATGCTTTGGTATTAGTCGCGAAACCAAGATCACCAGCAGTATTTCCACTTGAAGGAAATGCAGCAAGATTGGCATACACAGTGACTCCACCCCCACTACTTGACCTTAGTGATACATAATCACTATCAACTATATTAGTAACATCTGCGCTATCAAGAGTAGAATTAGCAGAAGAACTGACATTCCATCCAGATACATCTGAATCATAGGTGAATGATTTTCCTGCTAGTGTTGCACTTTGATTATGTGTTGGACTATCTGGAAAGTTTATTGCCATGTTTTATTTATCCTTTAATACGCCTGAAAGCCAGTTGGAACAGTGTAACTTAAAGTTTGTCCTGACCCAGATACGAATTGTGCAGTGGCAACACCATTAGAATTAGCAGAACCAAAAGTGAAGGCAAGTCCAGTAGTAAAATTGACTCCAGATATATCTATGCCCGCTCCAGTGCCTGGCGCGCCGCCTGTGTTTGTGGAAGTGTCCCAAGTACCATCAACCCCAAACCATACCCTTTCAGCGGTAGTGTCATATGCCCACATTAGAGTATGTAGACTGCCATCGTCTATAGCACTAAGACTTGAATTGGTTCCGCTGTGTGGGTAAAATCTAGGAGTATTTGCGTAAAACGTAATCTGAACATTACCGCTAGTATTGTAACCCAAAGTCCCAGCCTGTGCCATTGCTAAATCTCCTATACCGAACATTAGAACATTATTGGGTGATCCCAAAGAAGAAGTTATGTCTATCTCTATATAATATTTTCCTAGTTTCAAACCTGTTGTCGGCACATAAGCAACTCCAGAAGTTTCAGTTGAACCTCCAGAAGTTATGTCTAACGCACCTGTTGTTGAATTTGCATTGATATCCATTGACCCAGACCCAGAGGTGGAAACATTCATAGGAGTCGTAAATTCTAAAGTATATGTTGTAGACTTAGAAGTACTATGTAAACCGTCATTCGCTTTATATCTTAAAATGAAACTTCCAGCATCTGAATCTGTTGTAGATGGAGTAATAGTAAAAGCGTTACTAGATTGAGAAATAGTTGCTTGCGCTTGATTTGATGGATTAGTATCATATGAATATTCAATAGGAAATCCTTCTGGGTCGCTTGCTACAACCGTTTGATTTGTTGCAGTTCCATCTATAGCTAAATTTGCAGTTGTTGGCGGTGCGGTTGTCCATTCTGGTACGGCATTTGTATCAGTGTATATTCTGTCCCATTCAGTACCATCCCAAACATAAACTGCTTTAGTATCAGTTGCAAAACCGAAATTTCCAGCAGTATTACCAGAACTAGGGAATGCTGCAAGATTTGCATATGAGGTTGGAGAAGAAGATGCACCAGCGGCACCTGCTGCACCTGCTGCACCTGCTGGACCAGAAACTCCAACCCACTGAGTTGATGTACCATCATCGTAGTACACATATAATGCACCATTAGAAGAATTGTACCATAATTGACCATCAACAGCATTTGCTGGGGCAGTATCTGAAGTATTACCTATATTAGAAATCTGATCTCGCCAAATGCCTTTACTGCTATTGTAAATATAGGTGATTCCACCTATAACAACAGTTTGACCGTTAGTCGGACTTGCTGGAAAATTTGCTTTTGCCATTTTACAATCTATTCTCTCTTATAGTAATTATCTAATATGGTCTTACAAATAAGAATTGATTCATCATAACCTTTTCTAAATCGGTTTTTAACATGCCCATTATCTTTAAACCATACAAGGTTATTTATATGTCCAATTTTTTTATCTTTTGGAATTTCTAGATTTTCTATATAATTTTCGTATTGATATCTTAAACTAAGTAACTCAGCAATAGATTTCATGTAATGACCTCATATAATTCTCTCCAAGTATGGTATCTGGGAATAAAAGATTCTTTATTATGATCATGCGCGATAAGAACAGAGTCTAAACCAGCGGCGGCACCATCAATAGCATTTTCGCTTTTATCTTCAATCCAAAGAAGTCCACTATCATTATATTTACAAAGTTCCTCACCCTTATCATCACCAACATCAAGAAAGATGTATTTTTCAAAAGCACTTTTACCAAAGAGTCTTTCAGTATTTTCAACTCTTAACTTTCCAGCCCAAGGATTTTTAGATAATGACGTTATCATATGAAAAACGTAACCATGTTCTTCATGTAATTTTTTAACATATTTTATAGCATCCCTCAGAGGTGGGAGCCATCCAATGCGAGATGATTCATTAAAATATCTTACAAGTTCGCGTTTTTTATCGTCACTTATGTTATATTTTTTTGCCATGTCATATGATTTTTCATATTCTTTATTAATCATATATCCGTTACTAATCATCCATTCACCAAATGCTTGTTCCCAATCCATAAGAACACCATCGCAGTCAGTAAGAATTACTTTATTCATAATATACCTTTTTAATTTTTATAAACTTGGGTCATTATCTTCATCATCAAACTCATTAATACCATCTAAAAGTGCATAATTTATATTATTACCTTTTAAATTAAACCTTGGTTTTTCATCAACCTCACGAATTCTAGTATCTTTATTTTGAGAATGATTTTTATTTCGGTCACGCTTCTTATTTCGTGGGTCATATCTACCGAATTTTGCCATTTTACTTCATCTTACTCCTATGAAAAAATTAATTTTAATGTCTGTGGTCCTGCTATACCATCAACAGTACATTCGTTTACTTTTTGCCATGCTCTTAAAGCCTCTTCTGTTCCAAATCCAAAATCACCATCAGCAGTAATTCCCAATGCTTCTTGCAATTTTTTTACAGTATCACCTTTAGAACCTTTACGAATAAGGTTATATGTGATATCATCAGTATCATCACCTGGTTCCCAATGCTCTCCGAAAACTTCAAGGGCATGGGCATAATGTTTTTTTCTATCAGCCAAGCCGATAGTACCACCGTTAATTCTTTTTGTCATGGTAATAATATCGTTATTGTCACAATGTTTATTAATATTATTTGTACGCCAGAACCAACAAGCACTTTCAATAGCACCTTGTTTTGTTCTTACATAATCGGTAGCATCTTCGGCAGTCATATTAACACTTTTACCAAATGCGGTATAATTATGTCTACCTGTTAATTGTAGTATTCCACCACCCCTAAAACGCCATCCATCTCCAGATGCGGTATCGCCATTCTTCATACGATTTGCATAAATATGATTAGCAATCATTGCTGGTTCTCTATGATAGTTTTTAGGAGAAATACCAGCGCGTTTAAAATATTTTCCAAAAATAGCATCAAGTGCCTTTGCACTATAATTTAGATTTTCTGAAATAGTTTTGTAGTTTGCACTTTCATGTGCTGTTTGTGCCAAGAAACCAGCAACTCTATTTTTTGTCGTAATACCATATTTTGGAAACATTTCTATCATGGCATCATACCATTCATCAACGTCCCTATCTCTATGTAAAATTTCTTTTAGTTGTTCTTTTGTAAATTCAAAATCCATCTTGTCCATACTCCCTTGTGTTTTCTATTTCTACAACAAGTCTTTCGTATCCACCGATATGATTACCATTCCAAAATATTTGTGGAACTGTGGGTACTGACCCTATCTTTTCCAATAGTTCACTATAGATATCCAAGTCTGTTGCATCTTTATATTCATATTTCAAATTATATTTTTTTACTAATGCTACAGACTTATCACAATAACTACAGTTATTTTTTCCATAAATCTCAATCACTTTTTTCTCCATATACGATTAGATATTTAGCATCTCTTTTGTCATTATATAGTCACGAACTAAATCGGACCTAACAATATCTTCCCATCCAAAATTTACAATACGAAAGAATCTCATTTGTTCAATAATATTCATAAATTTAATGATGCCATCACTTTCATCTTTAAATTTAAAATCTGTTTGCTTATGATCACCACAAAAAATGACACGACAATCTCTACCAATCCTTGTGATAACAGAATCTAACTCATGAAAGTTTAAATTTTGCATCTCATCAATAACAACAATCGCTTGATCAAATGTACAACCTCTAAGAAAAGAGGTTGTTTCAAATTGAATTTTGTTTGCGGTTTTCATTTTATTATAAGCACCTTCAAATCCAAATAGTTCAGAACATACTAAACGATATGGTGCTTCATACGATGACTCTTTTTCCTCTTTAGTTCCTGGAAGAAATCCTTGATCGCGTGTTGTTACTGCTGATCTAAGAACAATAATTTTACGATAAATATCTGGATCATTTAGCATTGCTTCTAAAGCAAGATATAATGCTATAAAGGTTTTGCCTGTACCAGCACTTCCTGATAATATTAGATTTGAATCATCATCCCAGTAGTCAAAGGCTTTACGCTGATTTTGAGTAATTGGTTCAATTTCTTCAAGTTCATCTAGGTTGACGGTTAATGAATTATTTTTTTTCATGTTTTAATAGTATTACCTCTACCAGAACCTTTTTTAGTTCTTTTCATTAAATCTTTAAATCCATCAGGCGTTTTTCCAAACATATCTTTTACGCCGCCCACCAAAAGTGGAGCAGATAAACCTTGAACTAAATCAGAATTTTTTAATATTTCTTGTAACTCCGAATATGTGCAGTCAACATTATAATGTTCGTTCGTTTTTACGTTTTTTATGGTATAATTAGGCATAGTTTCTCCAAAAACTTTCTCTATATCTATACGAATATTATACCATAAAAATAGATATTGTCAAGTAGTTATGCTGCTTCTACTCTTTTTGTAGTAATGTAATTGTCCAAATATTCCTTTTTTGCTTTTATTTTTTTTACAAGATCAAGTTTACCTTCAGACGTTAATTTGTTTGCGAACATTTCAAGGTGTGCGCTGTCTTGTTGTAGTCTTTGAAGTTGCTGTTTGGACATAAGATTCTCCTTAAAGTAAAATGCTGGACACTCTAAAAGAGCAACCAGCATTACAGATATTGAAATTAGTATAAAAATCATTAGGGTTTAACTAATAATTTTGGAAATGCTTCTAGAACGACTGATTTTGGAACTCCTGTTATTGCTTTTTTGTTTGTCATTTGAATAACCAATTTGGCATCCTCTGGGTGAATAGACTCTAAGAGTTTAATGTATAACATTTCTCTCTTTACCTTTGGTAACTGATCACCCTCAAGCCCCTTTACAAAATACTTAAATTGACGGTTTTGTCTGAGTAAGTTTGATGCATCATTATAACCATCACTAGGTTTATGTGGTGGGTCTCCTTTAGGCACATTCCATACAACTAATTTATCATATGTTCCTCTTAAAACGTCTCTGAGTGCAGCAGTATTATCTTTTTGAAGAATCCTTACTTTTTCTGGATTCGATTTTGCTTGCCTTGCTGCACTAATAACTTCATGAACTAACTTCACCATTTTATATAAACTCCTGTACACATTCAAGTAATAATCTGCATCTTTTAGATACTAGGTATGGAAACACTTTACTCTTATTAGACCAAGGGTCTTGCGCCTCGTATGTATTTATAATATCTTCTTGGATGTTTTGAGGGGTTTCTGTTAAATCAATAAGTTTTTTATTACGACAATAGTTTCTATAAGTTTCTTCATTCATCACAGATTTTAGATCATCTGCTGCCATCCAAGCATCAATCTTTTTTTGTGTCATTGGCGTTTGACGAATACCATCAGGAAAAGAATTATCGGGTGATAAAATATTTGGAACTTTATCTGATTTACATCCTCTAAAAACATGCTCCATTAAAGTTGCTTTTGCGTTTTTAGTTTCTAAATGTTTTTTATTTATAGGAGAATACTGTTTAATATTCGAGTATTTTTGAAGTTGAACAAAATCTTTATCTGATGATACAATCATCACTTCTTCATGTTTGCCAAACTCTTGAGTTTCTAGTGCAATTTTAGCGATTACATCATCTGCCTCACAACCACAAACTCTCATAGTCTTATAAGGAAAATTTTCAGAGATTTCATCAAAGACCATATTAATAATTCTATATGCTTCTACCCAATCAATAGGAGATTCATCGCGTGATTTTTTACGACCTAATTTATATTGAGGAAAAATATCTTTTCTCCAATTTCCATCACCGTCAGCAACAATAACTATCTCACCAAATTGTTTTTTGTACTTACTCCTATACATGCGAATAGAATTTAAAATCATATGCCTTATAATATTTTCGTCTAAAGCAATTCTTTGTACCATTATATTAGAGATAGCGACACCGCTATAATCAATTAAAATCATTCTACCTTAATCTCCATTTTATTCAATAACCATTCTAACATATATTATTTGAAGAGTCAATCATCCTTTAACAATTTCCTTTTTTCTTCAATAGTTTCTTTCAAATCTAATACAGTTTCTTGCTCTATGAGTGAAATTATTGTTTCTGTAACACCAATTTCATGATTGAGCCTTGCTAACTTCCTCATTAATTTTTCCATCTCAGTAGTATAAAATTCAAGTTCCTTTTTCTTGCGATTTCTTTGGTCATAAATATCTGTAATATCAATAAGTTTCTTTTGTGGAATTATAATGCCGTTATCACTCATTAAGAACTACTACTTTCTCATGCAATAATCTTTGTCTGTTTATCATATGATCTTTTTCTACATCTGCCTTGTTCTGCCCAAAATACTTAACACCATGACCTTCTTCAATCATAATACTAGTCACCCTAACATTTTGCTCATGTGAACCACCAACTTTTCTCTCAATTAAGAAGTCACCAAGTACTCTGCCAAATTTACCTTTTTTATCTTCACCAGATTTATCTATTTCTGTTTTAAGAATTTGAATTGATCCGACAGGCAATAATTCTTTCAGTCGCACTTTACTCGCCAAACCAAACTGTTTTTCAACCAAGTCTCTAGTGCGAGATTCTGGCGTGTCAATTCCCATCATTCGCACTCTTTCTTTATGAACCCAGATACCAAATCCTAGATCAATATCAATGTCTACTGTGTCGCCGTCAACGACTCTTAGGATTTTACATTTATATTCGTACATTTTTTAGACCTCTCTTTAGATTCTGCCATCTTTTTTATTTTTTCTTTTTGATCTTTTATAATCTGCGCTTGATCTTCAAGTTCTAAAAATAATCTGTCATTTTCGCTTATAATCTCTTGCTTTGGGAATTTTAATATATTATTCATCATACTTTTCCTTTCACATGCATTGAGTGTATTTTTACGCCTATAAACTCATTGTAATATTCATCACTGAAAAGGACTTCCCTATCAAATTGTTCTTTTGCCTCAAAGTAACTCATAATACCCTTTGATTTACACAACCGAATAATATTTCTTTTAAACCTAGATGCGCCTTCATTTTCTACAAGCATTTTTACTGTTTCATTTGACCCATAATAATTCATCCAATCACTCTGAGTTCTCTTAATTCTTTTTCTTTTTTTACCTTTTAATGGCGGTAACCTTCTCACTGACCAAAATAATTTTTTACCGATATATTTTTTATCATTACTCAAGTCTGTAATTTCATAAACAAAACCAACCCAAGGCTCTAATTCCTCTTGGGTTGGTTCAAATATTGTGTTTTCAAAAAACCACACTATTCTTCTTCTTCTTCATCTTCTGTGTATAGTTCTATAGGACTGCCACACATAGGACAAGCCTCTGGCTCTGCATTGTTGTCACCATTTAAAACTTCAACATGGGTTTGATATTGACATAATGGACAATCAATATAAAATGTTTCTTTCTTCGCCATATACTATCCTTCGCATGAAGCACAAGTCATAATATCACGTACTAATTCTTGTGCTGGGTTGGCTGATCGCTGGTAATAAAATGTCTTAACTCCCAGTTTCCAACCCTCTATTATTAATGAATTTACATCCTTTGCCGAAACGTCTGGGTGTATGAGTATATTTAGCGATTGAGATTGATCAATATATTTCTGTCTTGCTCCTGCTTGCTGCACAATTGACAACGGTGTGATCTCACTAAAAGTCTTAAATACGTCTTTTTCTTTTTGTGTTAGAAAATCTAAATGCTGAACAGACCCGCCACGAACAAGAATAGATTTCCAAGTTTCGTCAGAATTTTCGCCATGGTCATGTAGACACGCTTTTAGATGTGGGTTTCTATAAGTAAATTTACCTTTTGCTAAATCCTTAGTAAAATAATTTGATGCGAGAGGTTCAATAGATGGTGATACTTGACCTAAAATAAATGAAGATGATGTAGTTGGCGCAACAGCAGTTCTTGTAAGATTTCTTTCACCTGTACCCAACATACCTTTCGGCTCACCATACTCAATGGCAAGTTCTTTTGTTGCTTCAAGTGATTTATCATCAATAAATTTACTGATTTTCATGCTTAACATTTGTGCCTCAAATGATTCAAATGCAATCATTTTAGATTGTAGATATGTGTGCCATCCAAGTTGTCCAAGACCCAAGGCTCTCCAATGAGTTGCGAAATTATAAGCAGAATGCATAAACTGAATATCTTTAGTCTTTTCGCAATACTCTTCCATTACAGCATCAAGAAACCAAATCATAGTTTCTACAGCGTCAGTTTCACACCATTCATCAAATGTCGCGCAATTCATTGATGCTAGGTTGCAAACAAAAGACCACTCATCACTAGACGGTAAGCAAATTTCACTACATAGGTTTGACGCCCATACAGGAATATCTTGATCTTTAAGAACTTGTGGTTTATTATTATTTACAGTATCACTGAAAAAGAGATAAGGATAACCACTTTCTCTGCGCTTACGCAAAACTCTTGCCCACACAGTTCTTTTATCGTTGTCACCAGAAATCATAGATTCCATCCATTCGTCACTAATACAAACACCTAGAGACAAATGCATAATTGAAGAACCCTCTTCTCTACATTCAAGAAATTCCATAATATCAGGTGAGTCAATGGGCATGTATGCCGCAAACGAACCCCTTCTAACTGATCCTTGAGCAACAACATCAACTTGAGTTTCTGTCAAGTTCATGAAATGAACTGGCCCATCGGCAGTACCACCTGACTTAATGGGTTCACCTCTAGCGCGAATAGCACCAAAATATCCAGATGTTCCAGCACCCATTTTTGTTTGCATACCAACTTCAGCATTTTTCATTAGGATTGATGCCATATCATCTTCAATATAAACTCCATTGCATGAAATGGGCAAACCTTTCTTAGTGCCGAAATTTGACCATACTGGTGATGAAAGAGAATAAAAACCCTTACTCATATAGTCATAAAACTTGTCAGCGAAACCTTCTTTATCAAGAATAGTTTCTGCTGTCTGTGCAATATTCCGCACTCTTTCTTCAACGGTCATATTACCGTCAATATATCCACGACTTAGAAAAGTTCGTGAGTCTTCATTTGCCCATTCAAATCCCATTATATACTCCTAAAATAAATCATCTGCTGTGATGCCTTGACCCTTTGCATATTCAACAGGTCTTTTCTGGAAAAAATCTGTCATATTAGCACCCAATAATTCTTCTTCAAACCAAAAAGTTTCGTCTACTAAATCTTGATCATATTTAATATCACTACCATCAAAGCCGATTTGTTCAACTGAATCTGCCATGCGATATGCGATAAATGATTTTAGAATATTAGCATCTAAACCCTTTACTGCATAGTCTCCCATAATCCAATCAATCACTTTACTTTCTGCTTTAAGTGAATCTACACATTCTTGCTTAACTCTTTGTTGTAGTTCTTCATCAAAATATTCTGGATACTCATTTCTAAGTGTTTGAATTAATTTAATTCCTACTTGAGCATGAAGCATTTCTTCATTTCTTGTGTACTGCACTTGCTGGGCGCAATCTTTCATCACTGCTTTATTTCTATTCATATGCATAATTATATAGAACTGTGAAAATAGACTTACGTTTTCAACAAACAATGTGAACAAGATAATCGAATATATGTACTGTTTTCGGTCATCGTCATATACTTTATTATTATATTTGCGTAAATAATTAACGCGATTCTTAATGACTTTCTCATTCATATTTTCCTCAAACACATGAGTCATGTGAAGAACATCAAGAATTTTTTCATACGCCATATTATGAATGACTTCAGAGTTTGCCATAGCATAACCCAAATCTTTTATGGAAGGATGAGGTAAATGTTTACCTACGTCTGCCCAAAAACTTTTCACTGCGATTTCAATCTGACCGATTGCAGACATAGTGCGAACAACCATTTGCTGTTCTTGTTCTGTAAGATCAGTCTTAAACTGTGAGTAATCTGATCTAAAATTAAATTCTTCTGGTGTCCAAAAACCTTTCCAGATTGCTTCTATGAACTGTTTTGTCCATGGGTATAAATCTGGCTTTCGGGCGATTTGTTCCTCAAATAGCATCCGTATCTCTCCGCTTCTTTTATGTTTTGTTTGTGATCCGTACCATTATATAGTAGTTTGGATTACTTGTAAACACCAAATATGGTGGTTTACTGGACAATTTTTACACTATTAAGATGCGACATATAGACTTTTTAGTGTATTGACAGAATCATACTATCGCTGTATAATAAGAAGAATCTTTATTGGGGGGTAATAGTATCCATTGTATCTTCTGCCTCAGTATAATATCTTTTATATGCTGCAATGATGGATTGTTGTTGAGAAATATATGTTCTTATATCTGATAGATTTAAAGATACATTCTCATAACCTCTGTCGGTCAAACCAAATAATACAAGTGGCCTTCCCTTGTCACTAATATCGGAAAATACTTTCTCATAATTTTCTGGAGTGATTAAAATCCACTCAACCTTTCTTTGAACCAACTCATCCGCTTCTGGTAATACTAATAACGGTTTCTCTATTGGTTTAGTTTTTATTTCTATTGGTTCTGGAATATCATTCCGACCCAGACAACCCGCCAGTAATGTTAAGATCATCATAAATCCAAGGACATTCACTATTGAACGCTTTGCCATTTTCTGCATTCCTTTCTTTCAAACTTAATTCTGAACCTGATATAATTTCAAAGCACCTTAATGCTTTTTCACTAGCGTTGTTCACAACTCTTTCAACTAAATCAGGTTTTGCCTCTCCAAGCATTCCTATATCATGTTGTTGAATTTTTTTCAATAAAACTTTATTTCTGGTGCGTGTTCTTCTTAACTCTTTATTTACAGTATCTAGGTCTGTATTAACTCTTTTTATATTAGTTTCCATAGTGGAAATAGTTGCGGTCTGTGTTTCAACCGCAACTTCTAATTTCGTATTATTTTCTTTGAGAATTTCTATTTTTGCTTGCATGTTATTCCATGTAACATAACCAGCAAGGCCAACTGAACTTATTAACCCAATAACAAAAAGCATTATATAAAGTTTAAGCATTATCTTCTCTTAGATACTTCATCTGAAAATTCTCTAAACCTTTTAAGAAGTACGGTTTTACCTTCTTTTTGTTTTTTCTTATAACGCCTATCTGTAACATTTATAGGTTTTCCCAGAGGAAAATTCATATGGCTGGCAACATTCGCGGTATTGTTTGCTGCAATTTCCTCTGTAATTTTATTCTTTGTCATCCACTTTTCCTTGGTTGCGCTGGCGCACCTTTTTCAGCAGCGGCCTGTTTTAACCATTTTTTACCAGCAGCATTAGACACAGGTTTTTTAGTCAACTTTGCTAAATCTTTAAATCCTCTTTGAGCATCACGTTTCCAATCTTTTCCTTCAGAGTTATCAACAATGATGAAATTATTTTTAAAGGCACTTTGATATTTTCCTAAGTTATCTTGAACACCTTTCCACATTTTTGTTACGTTTTCTACACCAATAGTTCTATCTCTATCCTTATCTCTTTGTATTGCAGTCTCAAGATTTGTATTTACAAAAACCATTGCTGTGTCATAACCTAGTTTATCAAACATTTTTTTCTGCTTCATTATTTTATCATAATCCTTACCAGTACCATCAATAATAATACCTAACCTACCTTTGATATAGATTTCTTTCTGTTTATCCGTAAGTGCTAATGCTTTTAGTCTAATTTCTTGCCCTTTATCAGACCAAATATCTTCTGGCGTAGTAGACATACCTGCTTTTTTTAGTAAGTTTTCATATGCGGTATCAATATTTGACACTCTCAATCCCATTGCCAATAGTCCTAAATGACCTTTACTATTTGACGTTGCAATAAATGATTTTCCTGAACCTGGCCCACCAGCAAGAAAAACTGCTTTGAAAATTCCGGGATCATTAAGTCCTTCTGATAGATAATTTTTAAAACTTTTCATTACATTAATTCCTCTGCTGAAACGTATATTTTTTGGTTTGTTTTTAAGTGGGTTGCTTCGTATATATGAAGTCCAAATATATCACCAACAGGATTACAATCTTGTGATACTCTTATTTGATCTTTTGCTCTCACAACTTCCTCTATAGTGCTATTAACAACTTTATCATATTTTATTCTATAAACACCACTCGCAAGAATATTATTCTCTAACATAAACCATGTGTTTTCTTCTGCTAGGAACATATCAGTCGTGTGACCACACTTCTCTACTATTTGTTTTATTGACTTATCACTTAGTTCTAATTTTTCTTTTATTAAATAAAGTGCAGCAGCATAGGATGCAATTGTAGTCTTACCACCAGGAAACTTCCCAAGCAATTTTTTTATATTAAAAACCATACGATGAAAATGTGTGTACGCACCTTTTTCTTGACTTGTCTTAATTTCTTTTTCTTTAATTCTTTTTCCGCTTTTGTCTATGATTCCAAATTTATAAGCGTTTGTTCTCTCAAAAGGTGTAACCAAAAGAGTTAAAAATCTAAATGTATATAATAGGTCACCTGCTCTTGCAATCATTCCCATGGTTTATATCTTCCTTAATTCTTCTACTACTCTTGTGTCCATATCAATTCCTATAAAATCATCATATTCTATATATTTTAAAAAGATGAGAAAAGGTTTGATTATTGACCAATGCTCATCATCAAGTTTTAGTTTTAATATTTTAAGTGCTGCATCAATACCAAACACATTAAATATTATCACTATGTGGTTTAAGATTAAGCGAACAGATAATTTTTTATCTTCATTTCCAGTATATCTGTTCACCAATCTCTTTACATATTTTACCCTATTTAAATCTTCATAAAATTCTTCAACATCAATACACTTTGGATTGTAATAATGCCTCGCCGCAAAAATAATAAGGTTATCTTCATTTACTTCATCAAATATTTTCATTATGTTTTATGCAATCTTATCTCTATTTGTGACCGCGTTCTGCTGGAGTTTTTCTCATTATAATGTCCACCGCTGTATCAGCATCTTTGGCTTCATTATGTGCCTTTGCCCACGCTTTCACTACAGGCTTCAATGTCGTTTTAACATCAGCAATTGCTTTAATAGTAGGATCAATGTGACCTTTTATTATCGCCAATGAATTTTCCTTCTCATAGGCCGAATTTGAACTGCCGCCCAACTCTTGGCCCAGCCTTTTTTTTCTATCTTGCATATCATCTTCTAACCTTTTAAGTAAACGATGCAAATCAACATACCAATTTAGTTCTGTAGCGATGCCATCTTTGCTGCGTTGGCGTTTGTGCCACTGCTGTCCAATATACATTTCATTTACACTCTCAAGATCAACATCTTCTTTTTTTACATCGTCTTTGTCCCAAGGTGCTTTCTTCACAGACACTTTATCTTTTGATTGCGCCTTAACTTTAGCCAATGCTCTTTGCATTGGTGTCATTCCCTCATTCATGTGATTTTCCTCTTTAATTGGTTGATCCATCTTATTTCCTAACTGCTTTTTTTGACGCCGCTTTATCAGCGCGGATTATCTCCCTATCCACTGCATTAGCCTCATAAAATGCCTTGTCAAATGCTTTCACTACATCCTTCAATTTACTTCTAACATCAGCGATTGCTTTAAGAGAAGCATCATGGTGGCCGCTTACGTCCCTGTATGGCCGAGCGGCGCGAAGGTGAAGGTTTTTTCTATCTTTTAAATCACTTTCTAGCATTTTCATTGTACGATTGATATTAGAATACCAATCAGTTTCAGCACCTTTGCGGCGGTCTATAAAGTATGGCAGTTCGTCGCCCAAATTATCAATCAACGCTTCATTTACATTCTCAAGTTCAACAGACTCTTTTTTCACATGATTCATAAGTCTTTTACCGATAGCAGTTAGTGTACCATCTTTGTTATACATTTTAGAAACAAGTTTTTTATCTTCAGGCGATAATGGTAGGGTAATCCTGTTTCCTTCAAGTTGCACAGACTCACCAATAGTACTATCATTATTTCTTGTTGCAGATTTTGACTTAACACTATTTTTTATAGCATCCATAGTTTTATTGGAAACTTTAGGACCATCAACAAATTCTGGAGTATCAACATTATGCATATCCATAAATTCTTTTTCAGTAATTTCTGTATCAAGAACATCATCCGCTCTGCGATTAGAAACTTGCTTATCCCAAGTATCAATATTCTGTTCAGCGTCACCTACTCTTTTCTCATCAAGAATACGCTTCATAAGAAGGCTGGGTTCAACAGATTCTTTGGTATTTTTCTTTTTAGTCACCCAATGTTTAGAACCACCTTTAGGTTTTCCTGCTAACAGACGATCAATGATACCTTCTTCTTTAGTACCACCACGTTTGGATTTCTGATAAGCATTATACTCTTTACGTCTTGCAGCGTCATCTTCTTTTTCTTTGGGAGTCATTTGAGACACTGTTTTTTTTGCTTCAGACATTTTATCAAGTATTTCTAATCCCAACTCTTTGAGATTTTCTTCAAACTGCATAGATGACTGTCCAGTACTTCTTTCTTTTTCGGCCTGTTTCAGTGACTTGTATGGTTTACCTTGATTGACAAACTTACCTTTAGTCATCCGTTGTACTTGCCACTTATTATCTTTAGTTTTAATAATTTTGACCATTGCGCGGCGGTCCAGTTCGCGCTGTCGGTCCAGTGGGATCATATCTTCTTTTGTTTGTTCAGTAGTTTTTTTCTTATCATTATCTTTTTTAAGAACTGAACCTTTTTCGTCACGATCATCATCATTATCTTTTTCAGAATCAGCGTCTGAAGAAGTTACCTTTGGTTTATCTTGATCTACTTCACCGTCTTTATCAATCGCTTTACTTACGGTTTTACGGCGATTGTCTAGATATTCGTCAGACTTATCAACATCACCATCATTATCAATGTCTTTGTCTTTACGATCTTTAAATTTCTTTTTCAGTGCTTTTGGTTGAACTTTATCAAGTCCTTCACCATCATCAGATTTATCATTTGTGTTATCCTCTGACATAGAGGGGTCATCATCTCTCATCATAGACCCATCTGGCATCTTATGCTTGCCAATTTTTTTCTTCTCTGACATAGAGGGGTCATCATCTCTCATCATAGACCCATCTGGCATCTTATGCTTGCCAATTTTTTTCTTCTCTTCCAGTGCTAACATCTCTAAGTATGCGCTGGCAATATTTTGGTTTACTTCATTATTCGGGTCCATTGGTGTTTTCTCCTTACATCCAAATCTGCGCTGCTATTGCACTGGCGGCGGCAACAATTGCCGCCCAAAATAGTTTGTTTATTATTTGTACAGTGTGGTGATTTTCATCCACTTTTTTTTCTATACAATCTAATTTCTCTGAGAACTTATTCATTCTCGCCCATGAATCATCACGGTATTTTGCATATGCATCCATCTTTTCTTCAAATCTTGCTATGGTAACAAGAGCATCAGTCAAAGTATCAATCTTTACTTCTATCCGATCTAGTCTCTTATCTGTTGTTGTATCTATTGCCATAGTAGACATTCCTATTATTTATTGTTATTTATATATTTTTTAATTGTCCACTTTGGCACTTCCACGCCATTGATAACATGACCAGTATTTTGCTTTCCATTTCGGCCCAGGATCTTTATCGCACCCATGCCTTGCCCTAAATGCCGCTCTGCGTTTAGGATCATCTCGTTTAATTTCCATATTCGGGTCACCAAAGGTAACCTTAACAACATTACCTTTGTCGTTTTTTACATACACTCCAAACTTCTTTTTAGAACCAGTTGGTAGTCTGAAAGGATCATTTAATTTTTTATTGCTCTTTTCTTCGCAAAAGTAACTAAAACTAATCATCACTTTTTCATCATTTTATGAGCAATATTTACTAATTTTTCTAATGGAAGTTTGTCCATTTTTGCTTTATTAGCATCATTAACTTTACTATAAATTTGTGTGATCATAGAGGCAGTAAAAGTATCAACAATCATACCCTTTATTTTTGCATGTTGTTTGTCTTTTACAATAGTCTGTAGTTGAGGTATTAGACTTGCCTCATCAAGCACAACGGCTTCATTCATCTTTTTCAATTCTCTCTGAGCGTCTTGCTTCATTGATTTCGCATAACTTTTATAATTAGCGGGAATTTTGCCCATATCCTCAATTTCATCATTATCTGCCATACCAACATAATGCCAAAAATTTACATTACTTTGGGCTTCTTTTTTATTTGTGGGTTTTTTGTAATACTTGAAAGGATTACCTTTAAGTTCTGGTGTTTTGGCCTCATCAAGTTCAACAGATTCTTTAAAATCTTTTGCAGTGGCACTATGTTTAGAAATAAGATTTGTTTTCGCTGCTGATGATAGCCATTTAATATCAGCCTTCGCAACTTTCATAAGAGATGCTTTATCAAAGTTAGCAATCATCTTGCTCATTTTCATTGCTTGATCTAAAGGAAGTCTATCTGGCATACTTGAGTATTGTTTTTTCAACATAGCGATTTGTTTTGGAGAAACATTCTCAATAATCATTTCGGCATCTTCTATTACAGATTCTTTATACATATTCAATTCAAATGGTGTTGATCCACCTCTATTATAGACTTGTACTTGAATATTACCTTTATCACCTTTCAAACGATATGTATTTGTTTTACCATTTCCAGGTTTTCTTGGACCCATAGCAACTTTATCATCAATCTCATCTGAATCAACAGTAATACCGAATTTTTTCTTTGCATGAGCATATGCATGTCCCATTGCACCTGAAAAATCTCTATGATACAATTCATATCCTGTACCAGATTTTTCTTCAAACTGCATAGAATGTTGACCAGTACCTTGCTGCACTTTTTTTGCATCAGCATATTTCTTATATGGCTTTCCTTGATTTACAAATTCACCCTTGGTCATACGTTGCACTTGATATCCAGATTTTTCTTTTGCTCCCATTCTATTGTTAGGATGAACACTGGACAAATCTACGACACGAATTTTACCTTCTTCGGATGCCTCATCAATTTCAACAGATTCTTTAATTTGATCACCAACCTTATACTTTTTAAGATTCATACTGAAAGAGCCACCTTTATTACCATCTTTTGCTTGCTTGATATTCATCTTACGCATAGCATCTTTACTGCCTACTGCTTGAACAACTCCTTTAGGGTCTTGATAATAGTATTGATTAATACTATTTTTCATAGAGATTGCTTCTCCCATTTTATTTGATCTTTTTTGTACATCTTTAATGTAATCTTGTGAGGCAGATGTTTTTTTAACAGCCTTCTTATTTCTATTCATATGCGCTGCATATTTGTCAGGATCAATTTTAGGTGCCTTTTCATCAAGTTCAAATGCATCAAGTTCTTCTTCTATTTCTAAAAGTGCCTCAAGAAATTCCTCTTGAGTTACGTCATCTTCATTTCTAGTTTCGTTTTCTTTTATAAATTGAAAAATATTCTTCATCTTATTTGCCCTTTACTTTTGCTGCTAAGTCTGAGTCTGCTTTGCCCCAAGTACCACTTGACTTAGTTACAAATGAATTTACTCTTGCCATACCCCATTGTTGTGGAGTCGTTCCTGGTCTATGTCCTGTGCGCCATGCTGCCACACCTCTATTATAAACTTTTCTTAAAATACCCACTGGCATTCCTGATTTTTCTGCTTTGTTTTTGAGACCTTTAGTATTCTCATTCACATCTTCTGGTACACAATTTGGAACATCTTTACCTTTTTTCTTTTTCATTCCAACTTGCTTGTAACCATCCCAACAGTCTTCATCATACATCTGCTTGAATTTTTTTGTATGCTTGGAAGGTTCAGTTTTTGCATCAGCATCACCAGGTGCTGGTTTATATGCGCTATTATCGTTATCGTCTTTCTCTGCACCTTTTTTGAAATGTGCATCTCTTTTACTTTTTGTGGATTTTGACATATCTCCAGCATAATACTTTGCTGGTTGAGTACCCTCTTTATCTTTAATATCTGAGTCTTGGGCTACTTCTTTTACTTTTTTCTTACTAGGAATATAGTTTTTTTCTGCTTCCTTACGATATGAATCAGTTCCAAGTTCATTCACTCTTTCTTCAATAGGATCAACTGAAGTAATCCACTTACGAGTTGTTGTACCATCTTCCTTTTCAAGAATCAAATAATTTGAACCTCTTACTTGGATAATTGCTTGCTCTTGAATGTCTGTAATCATAACCATATCACCAACATTAAAGATATTACCCTCAACAAACTGTTCTCTTATATCAGACACACTTTCCAGTTTGACATGATTATGAAACTCATTCGCTTCTTTAAGGCCCATACCTTTTCTTACTGCATTAAACAATTCTTTTGCATCTTTGTCCGACATGGTTATAGGTAGACCTTGTGCAAAAGATACAAAATCATTGTCTTTAGCCGCTGCACGTTGTTTAGTTCCAGAAGCACCTTGAACATCTTCAGAATCTGGATCACGCTGCCCAGCACTAATAACACTTATTGTTTTAAAATTATAGAAGCCATGCTTTCCTTTAACGCCATTATACTTTTTAATGCGAATGTCAAACTCATCTACCCTATCACTACCTACCACCATAACAAGATTTTGGAAACCTTCATCGTGCATTGCACTTGCCGCGCTCCATGCATCTTTCACTGATGTATTCATCATAATACTACGCGATTGTTTAGGAAACATCTTACGCAAATATTTAACTTTTTCGTTGTATGATAATGGATTTTTTTTATCATCATTAGTTTGAGAAACATAAACTCTGTAAGGATTACGACTTGCTTTTTTACTAAGAGCATTAAGTATGAGACCATGACCAGCAGTAGGTGGATTCATTCTACCGAAAGTAAAATATACTGTCTTTTCTTCTTCTACTAAATATTGCTTAAATGATGTAAAATTAACTGCCACGTTTCTCAGCCCCCGAATCTGGCGAAGTTTTATTTACTTTTCCAAATCTCTCTTTTTCTCTTTGTCTCACAACAGGCAACATCTTCTTCGCCAGTGCTTTAATTCTAGGCTGCATTTTAGCAATTCTTTTTTCAATTTCAATTTTACGCGCTGTACTTTGATCTTGTTTATCAGCACCCTTTGTAAACTTTTTGATGAGAACTTTCTTTGCTGCTTTTTCTGCCCTTTTCAACAAATCCCCTTGGGTTGCTTTGCGGCGTAATTTTTTTTCTCTTTTTCTAGCATTTCTCTTGGCATGTCTTTTAAACATTCTACTACGAGCAAGACGTTGCTGCATATTTAAAACTTCATCAAGGTTATCTGAGTTGTCGCTTTCCTCTGATTCAACAGACTCTTTAAAATTCTTGCTGATCTTTTTACCGATTTTAACGCCTAAATCATTGCCAAGTTTTACAAGTGCGTTCAAGCCCTTGCCAGTTTGATATGCTGATTTAAGCATACCTATCATGATATCTGTTGAAACTTTTGCGGCAGTTGCCAACATTACAATCTCTGCCATTGGAGGCATATCTTCAGTTAAGTTTTCTGAGTTATCGCTTTCCACAGATTCTTTTGCTGCCATTACTGGTTTTCTATTGTTCTTAAAAGAACCATAACTTTTAGGAACTACATCAAACTTGTCTCCCCTAAATCTTAAATCTTTTCTCTTTGCGTTCTTTACTTCATTACCATAGGCTTCATCACCCTTATCAGCACTCTGCCCAAAGGCAGAATTTCTCATGGCATCTAAATCTTTTTGGAGTTGTTTCATTCTGCTTTGGGTATTGCGGTTGACCATGCGAGAACCTGGTCTCATCTGAGAAAGTTCATCAAGTTCTTCGCGAATTTTTTTGATTTCGTCTTTATGCCTAAGTCTTGCTTTTCGCAAGTCTGCGGTCTTATCTATACGATCTTGTTTTCTATCAAGGGGAGTTTCTTCAGATACAGAAGGTTTATCATGGGTATATCCCATTTTCTTCATTCTTAAATGATCTTCTTCTTTTTCTGCTTTGTAACCTTTACCCGTTTTTGGGTCATACATTATATGTTGTTTAAAGTCTTTTGACTCGAATAATTGACTGAATTTTTTCATTACTTCCTACCTGTTTTGTCCCATCCTTTTACAACGTCTGATGAAAAGTTGTTGTATGAAAATTCCATACGATCAACAAGTTTCACCGCTTCACCACCAAGTTTATCAATTGCCACATAACCTTCTTCACCAGTTACCTTAAATCCATCTTTGGTTTGAATAAAGGTATCTATTTTCTTCATAGTATTAAGGTTATTTATAAGTTTTAATTTTACAACTACTATCAATTTTTGCAAATCAAACATTTTTTTAAGGTTAGATTTGTTTTTTGATGAGAAAAACTTCAATAATTCATCTCTTTTTTCGGCTTGGGCAGTCCTACCTCTATCAGATTTTCTCTTATCAATCTCTTTCTGGAACCGCATCTTGTGCCAATCAATAAGATTATCAACATGCTGGAGTGTATCATCCACAGTTTCACCCTTGCGAACATAGGTGTTATTAAAGGTTTCTATAGATTGAGCAAGGCTCTTATTACCTTCAAGATATTTAAGAGTGGACGATGAAATAGAATTAAATAATCTACCTATCTCAGATAAATTATGATTCACATCATTTGTATCTTTTTCACTCATTGTGACATGAGTAACACCTCTCAATAGGGCGTCTTGGCTCCACACATTCTTTGATGTTTTAAATCCACTTACATCAACATCATAAACTGCGTTCATATTTTCAAACGCATCACCAACATAAGAAGTATGCCATACAATCCCGATTTTACTATTCAGTACATTCTTGGCAGTATCTGAATCAGCGTCTATCGCGTATAGTATGGTATTGGGATGGAAGGTAATGTATTTTTTTCCATGAATTGTTTTTGTTGACAAATCGTTTCTGGAATATAAGAAGTCTCCTTGGACCACGCCTTTGATGCCCAACTCTGGCAAGTACTTGAGTGCGTCTTGTAACTTAACATTAAGATCACCAGAAGTGTCATCATCAATATCAGTTGCAGATTTATAGACTTTAGGTTCTTTATTGAATATGCTTTTTTTGGCAACAAAAAAGCGGTTATCACGCGGATCAATACCAGCAAATATAGCAGGAGAGCCATCCCATTTAACACTTACATTTCCTTCCTTAACTCCACTCAGCAAATCTCGCATATCACGTAGAGCAAAAATTGCTTGTCTTGTACCATTTACACCACCATATAATACTTTATCTTCAACATGCCTCATGTGCATATTCTTTTGTTCAATCGTAGAACTAATACTTTTCATAAGAAGTCCTTCATTTGTGTATATGGTGAATACTATTTATATGAAAATAGCCCCCATAAATGAAGGCTACTTGCAAGGATGTATTTGCAAATCAAGATGTTACTTGATAGGGTTTATTCCACTTTCCGATATTGATATCAATATACCAACCAACATGGAAGTAATCTGATTGAATATCAGAATGATCAAAGTTGCCATTCATCATAACATCCGCGAGTTTGGTCAAGAACTTTTCAGCAACGCCACTATAATGACTTGCAATCCAGTGCTGGTTTACATTGTCATATGTAGAACCAAAATCAATTGGCCCTTGAGACAAGTTAACTACGAGTGTGGAATGATTATTCACACCAATAGAACCTTTAATGCCGTACTCTTTCAGTACTGCTTTAATCGCGGGAGCGAGAGATTTTTTCTTCTCTTGAGACATATAAGCCATTTGGGAGTCCTTTCAAGACTAGGATGATTCTCTTTACTCTTATAAATTAGCATACCAAACTTGGAGTGTCAACAATTAAATCTTCAAGTTGATCGTGAACTTCATCAAGATCATCAAAAACATAAGATTTAAATGTCACTGTATCATCTGAATTTATTGTGTAAGTCACATCATAGCCGTGTGAAAACTCATCCAACATATCATAGTTAAATGTAGAATTCGGTTGAATTGTAAAACCGTAAGTCATTTGGGAGTCCTTTCAAGACTAGGTAATTCTCTTTACTCTTATAAATTAGCATACCAAACTTGGCGTGTCAACAATTAAATCTTATTGATTGGCAAAGACTTCCTCAACAAGTTCATTGTGAATTTCATCAAGATCATAAAAAAGATAAGATTCAAATGTCACTGTATTATCCGAATTTATTTTGCAACTCATATCACGCGAGAGGGCAAACCAAGTCAACATATCATAGTTAAATGTAGAATTTGGTTGAATTGTAAAACTATAATTCACAGTTTCTTTTCTCCATGTAAATTCTTGGCATCAAAGGTCAAAGGAGTCCAAAGTGTACTGAAACCCATTTGAGCCAAAGTGGTTAAAGTCTCGGCAAACCAAACCTCATAGAAGTTAGGATCATGCTCTTTCAAACTTCCTTGATTGTGAAGCATATCATACCGCTTAATTTCTTTCACGATCAAAGGAGCATTCGCTAACCGCGCATCACATAGTGCTTTCCGCTCTGCCCGATTACCGACATAACTAGGAACCTTTGTAAGAAACCAAACACCTTTTGCTACCGTATCACCAAACAGTTTTTGAATATCTTCCATTTCAACATCTGTATCTTCTACAGTGTCATGAAGAACCGCGATAGTACCAGCAAGTTCAATAGTGGCTTTATCAAACCCAACATTGGCAAGATGATCTATAACCATACTCGCAACAGCGATAGGATGTGTCACATAATCCTCACCAGTAAATTTCCGCTTTTGACCAGCATGGGCCATCGTCGCAAATTTAACAGCATCATTATAATTCATAGTCATATCTAATCTCCAATCAAAACCATTACAAACATTGCTAATGCTGGGATTGTTAATTCAAGTAAAAAGAAACTTACCGAAGTTAATAGAAATATTAAAGTTGACGATTTCATACGATTCTCCTTTCAAAGAATATATATCATATAGGTTATACCTTGTCAAGTATATAAATACAGTAAACCATGTTATAAAAACGGATATTACAAATGAAAACATTTCAGCAGTTCAGTGAAGCATTTAATACCAAAGTCAAATGGAAAACTATTGAAAAACAAGTAGAGGATGATGCAGAATATTATCTCTATGAAACTAGAATTGATGATAGAAATATAATACTTATCTATACGTTAGATAAAGCAGCATGGCACACAGGCCAATGGGGTAAAGACGATAGTTTCAGTTGCGGTGTTGTATTTCGTACTGGATCAGCCAAACCTGGAGTAGGTACTGGAACGACTATCGCAGTAACTGGCGAAGGCTCTCAGATGAAAATACTTGGGGCTGTAATTAACCATATGAAAGAATTTATCAAAAAACGTAAAGATATTAGTATTGTTGAATTTTCGGCAGATAAGGGTAGAGATGGATCAAGTACAAGTAGAACGTCACTATACAAACGATTAGTTAAAAGGTTTGCAAATACATTAGGATTTTCATTAGAAATTGAATCTCAACCAAAGATGGATACTTTTATTCTAACAAGAAAATAATTCATTTTCTTTCCACCAATATTCTATTATTTTTTTGTAAATTTTCTTTCCACCAAAGTGGTTGTAAATTAGTATAATGACACGCTTTTAATTGTTCTTCAGCCTTTGTTAAATCAAATGCATCTAGCGGAATTATATGATCAATGTGCCACCCAAAAGTTGTATGATTATCCCAAGACATTCCATCTTGAAATTTGTTTTCTAGATATGTTTTAAAATCATCTAAAGAACAACCAAGTAATTCTACTGTTTTAAATGCTTTAGTGCTGTTTTTACGTTTTAGTGCTTTTCCTATTCTATTCCTTAATGTAACTTTAAGTTTATGTTGAATATTTGTACGATATTTTTTATTTGCATGGGCGTTTAGCTTTTCTCTATTATTTGTATTATATTTTTTATCCGATATCGCTTTTAATTTTTTAAAGTGTTCTGTTTTTTGTCGTGGTACTCTCCATGTTATATAAGCACATTTTTTGCAATGTGTTTTTTTATTATAAAAAACTCTTGGTGAAGAGTCATTAGGAAATTCATCAAGAACTTTTATGGTATTACACATCCTACATCTTCTTTGACCATTTTTCTGTAGTATATGAAGTTCCTGTCTATATGATTGTTCTTTTTGATATTCTTCCCAAGTTCCTTTTTCTCTATGTCTCTGCTCAATATGACAAGGTTTACACGAACCCCTTCTATTGCCGTGTCTATCACATTTAGCAAAATTATCTATAGGTAGACTTTCTTTACAACCCTTACATTTTTTAATTTGTGTCATGAATTACTTTTTTCCTACATCTATACACATTGCCACAATAGCAAATACTATAGGGACTGCAACCATAAGAATAATAATTTCATTCGTCATTGTCATGAGTCCCAAAATCACCATTATTTACTAGAATAAACACACAATGCACTATTATGTAAATGCAGCCGATATTCACAAAGATTTCTGAAGTCATCTTATTCTCCCCTTATAGTTTTAAAGGTTTCATTACCAATCATGAGTGTAATACAAGTCATTAAAAAGGACAGTATTAAAAGCACACTCATAAAAAAGAAGTGACCAAAGTTTGGATTACTAATCATCTCAATAAAGAGATGACCAGTAAAAACCCAACCGCTTATCATACCCATAGAAGAAAATATAAACAATAAGTAAATATATGCCTTCACAAAGATATTCATTACACTTCATCCCTTACAAACAAATCCTCAATAATATCTATCACGATACGAGTAGACATAAAGGTAAACATTGTACTTAACCATGCACCAACAGAACCATATGCCATTTGCTTTAAAGCCGTCCAAGGAACACCATCTGTTGTAACAGTATCAAAGAGGAAAATAAAGGTCATAATCCACATTACTATCGTTACACCAATAAGAGTTAAACCAAACATTGCAGATAATGCATTATCAATAGTTGTACTAATACGTTTCATTTCATTTCTCCATTAAATATACTCATAGCGCAAACTATAGCATATATCATTACTACTGTCAATCTTTTCTTCGTGTTGTATCAATATGCCCATTTTTATATGCCAACCATACCATTACTATCGGCCCACCAATTATAAGAGCCATTCCAAAGAGTATATCACCCAAGTTAGTAAGTGTTACCATTAAATCCATTACCAAGCCTCACTCATTATTTCATTCTTAATATCTGCCAGTGGACTAAGATACTCTTTCATTTTGCGAACTGCGCCTTTTCTACTTACCGCTCCATGAATTATAGACGCAATATCATCGTCATCATAGCACTCTACTACAATATCCCAACCATCTTCCTCATAGTGCCATGTCGCGTAATTTTTTATACCATCCACAAGTTTTGCTAGTTCATCTTTCTTATATTCAAAAGTCATCTTATTCTCCTAGTAATTTTCATCTTCATCTTCATCTTCAGTAAATAGTTGACCAGTGTTATTTGCTACAAACAACCAACCTAGTACACCCATACACATTAGGTAGCCTGAGAGTGAACCTAGATACATGAGTACTAACCCCATTCCCCCAAATACTACCGCGAACATAACCCATAAACCATTCATATTAAAAGTTCTCCAATTTGCATGTTAAGATTATCTATCATGCCTTGAGTAGCATCAACAGCCCTTTGATCTACGGGATTTTGTGCGAGAATTTCTTTTAAGTTTCTTTCACACGCTGCAATATAACCTTGTAATGTTTCAATCATTGTTTTATCCATAAAGTTCATGATTCTCTCCTTTATCTGATTTCTAGCATACGAGGAAATTATTGTCAACACTTTTATAATGACCGCCTCGCGAAGAACTAATACTCGGATGTTAGTTACGCTTGATATTGTATAGTTCTGATACAATGGTGTTAGTTATATTTTAACACCTAACTAATCTACCACCAACATTACAAGTGGTGAGATTTGAATTTAAATTATTATTTGATCTTGAAAAGTTATGAGGATTATTACAGACTTTTACTGTCCTATAACCGATAATCCTAGCAGTAGGTGTATTCAACGCTGTATGACGCCCTAGAAGCGCACCTATAGCACCTGCTATGTAACTCCCACTACCATTACCAACTTGACTACCAATCAATCCCCCAAGGGCCATTCCAGCCCACTCATTTTGCATTTGGTATACTGGAACCTTTACTAAGGTACACTCTTGAGCATGAGATTGATCAGTGAGCAGGATAGAGGCCACAGCGGAAGCCGCAATGACCTTTAGAAGCGATTTCACAATCATGCGACTTGCAGCATTGAGAAAGGAACTTGAACATCAGTCACACCATGCCGACCATAGTTCATGCTGACTACAGCCTTTTTGCTGTTGATCTTGACAATAGTGCCGGGGGTCTGTTTGGTCTTTTGAACAACCATCACTTTTTGGCCTACTGTATATGTGGCTTGAGCGGCAATCGTTTTGATCTGATTTGCATAATGCATGATCTGGCTCAGTTCAGTTTGGTCCATTTTCATCATTGCTTGCTTGATTTCAGTAACAGTCATTTTGCGTCCTTTCAAGACTAAGTGATTCTCTCTACTCTTATAAACTAATATAAAAGTAGAGGTTTGTCAAGTATTATCCAACCTGTGCATTAATGATTTCAACCAACTGATCAGCAAAAATATTATCAAGTTCTTTGTCAGTGACCACGTTCATTTTCCGAACTCGCTGGAACTTAACATCATAGAGGTCTTGACCGTTCAATTCAATTGAAACATAACCTTTCCACTTAACCATACCAGAAGTTTTAAACCGTAGACCCTCAGTGCTGGTCTTGACAAAATCTTTTGCGCCCCAAGCACCAAATGCCCAGAAGTCTAATGCTTTGATTTGGTCACGAATTGTTTCTGCGATGTTCATGTGATTCTCTCTTTCTCTTGTTCACATATTCATAACATTTGAATTACATAGTGTCAAGTTGTTTTTCTTGTTTCATTTCTCGCAAGATTTTAACAGCCTCTTGTCTGCATTCTGCGCGACTATTTTCCCATGGGCTACTATCTATCAGCAATCCCTGATAACGATGTGTGGCGGTCCTACACCCCACACTATCTGTTGAGATGGAAATATCCTTGGTCAACCAATATTTATTATTCATTAGACTGAACCCTCACCGTTATATACACCTTTTTCTGCGGCAGCATAATAATCTGGAATTGGCAATTCTCTTTTTGCTAATTCAGCAGCGTATCCTTTAGCAGCAGTTTCGTTCATTGATCCTTTAGTATGACCAATAGAACCACAATCAGTAGCGGCAGCATTTTCATAATACTCAACCAATTCTACATCTGTTAAAATTGTTACGTTATTCATCACTTATCTCCTAATCTAACAATGCCTCTAATTGGCGGGTTGCATCACGTAAAACCATTTGAGCATCACGTAAGCAAGACTCTAACAGATAACCACCACCTTGCGTGATGCTGTTTGTGAGGTATTGAATTTCTTCTTCACTATCAGCAATGCACTCTTTCAAGGCAGAAATCTTTGCGGAGTTTGTCCATTCAGTCATAGTCTTTTCCTTTATATCGGAGTTTCAGTAACAATTATGCGCCGACCAAGATTTTTCATTATTGCGTTCTCGGTATAAACTTTTACCTTACCATCGTTATACATGACAGTGATCAGATTTTCGCCATCAGCATCATGTTGGATTGATGAAATCTCACCAATACCAATCCGACCAGAAGCGTAAGGCCGTACAACACCCATTCCAACATCAAACATTGATCACTCTCCTTTGATTACATTATATGAATACATGATTCGTTAAAGATTGTCAATAGTTATTTACATCTCAATTAGAGTTGCGAGATGATTGAGGGCTTTTGACCGAGCCTTCATTTCATTCAGTGTCATTAGAACAAGTTGTGTAGTGGTCAGGCTATTCCGCTTAGACCAAACAGCATACATATCATCGCGCTCATATACGACCTGATACTTTGTACCACGCGCTTCAAGAGCATACATCATTTTGTTGTTTTCGGTCATGGTGGTTTCAACGATCATAGACATATTCGGCTCTCTTTCTGTTGGGTACATTATATGAATACATGATTCGTTAAAGATTGTCAATAGTTATTTGAGATTATCGGGCTTCTTTGCCATAGCCATCCAATCTTCTTCCCGCAAGCCATACCCAATATCATATCCTTCATAATAAGCAACATGGTGGATGGGCCAAACTTTT